TGATTTTCTCGCAAGTCTTATGCGGCGCGGTCTCTGGCGAACTGCGCGGTGTGAATGTACTTACTGATGTACTGATTGATCGTTGCTGGCGGTGAGGCTGGCCATCCAAGTGGCAATGTCAGACTGCCGCCAGGCGACCGAGTTGGGGCCTAGTTTAACCTGTTTCGGGAATGTTCCCTCACGCATCCGACGGTACACGGTGTTTCTACCGAGGCCAGTTGTATGGAGCACCTCATCGAGGCGCATGAGGCGGTCGATGCTTTCCGCTGCGTTCATGGCAATAGCTCTCCGTGCCGCCCGGTCGGGCAGCGTTAAGTTAGTAGTTGAGAGTGGATGGGATCAGGCTGCGGCAGGCGGCCAGTGCTGATCAGTCGCTGCAGTGGAGCTGTGTGCCGCTGAGGCAGTCCGGGTCGCCGCATTCGCAGATGCTTGCGCCGACCTGTTCCCGCTCGATTTCCTCGTCGTCGATGCTGCCCAGACCGGCGAATGGGCCGGCCTCGATCTGCTCGCGCGCCAGGCTGGCGGCCGTGGACTCGTCGACCTGGTCGAACGCCGCGTCGAGTTGGTTCCAGCCATCGTCGTTGTCAGGGAACCCCAGCTTGATGTCGCAGATGCTGCCGTTGGGCATCCGGAAGGTGATGGTCAGTTCGTCGCGGCGCTTGACCACCAGGATCTGGCCGATGCCGTCGACATCGAAGAGTTTGGCGAAAGGCTTGTTCATTCTTGGTTCTCCTTGGTCTTGCCCTGGTGTGCTGGCTGGCAGCGCAGGCACTTGCAGCTGCCGATTCGTTCGCCGCTGGTGCGGCAGTAGGTGGGGCGGTTCACGGGGCAGCCTCCGGCAGCTCGCGCACGAAGGCTGCGGCGTTGTCGACCTCGAGCCAGCCGCCGCAGCGCTTGTGCTGGTACTGCTCGCCGCGGATCTCGTCGAGGTCGTCGCCCTCGAGGCCGATCACCTGGCTGCAGTGGGGGCAGCGGGCGGTATATGAGCGGTCGGTGTCGCGGCTGACCTGGCGGACGATCAGGATCTCGTCCGAGGCAGACTGGTTTTCTGTGGGCATGGGGATACCTCGCCGGGGTGGCGTGATGGCACGGAGTGGGGTAGGTTCGATTTTTCGATCAAAATCAGGGAAGTTGCTATGTCCGGCGTTGCGCAAATATCTCAATATCAAGAGGCATACAAGATTGCTCTTTCCATGCATCGGCAATTCGAAGATCTAGATGCCCCTGCATTGCTGATCCTTTTGGATAGTTTCGAGAGGATCATTATTCCTCTTGTTAAAAGTGTTGATCCGAAATGGGATCACTGTGGTTCTTTAGGGAGGCATATGAACTTTCTAAGGAAATACTTGCCGCGTGGTTATAAGCAGCTATGTGTGAGCGATGCTTTCGATGTCGTTTATTACGATCTTCCTATTCTTGCGGATTATTTGATATCTGAAGCTGGTACACCAGGGCACATTGATCCAAGGCTTTTTGAAGCAACCAATAGGCTATTTGATATTCAGGATTATGCATCTGTGATCAGGGCGGCTTTCCCTGTGCTATCGGCGAGGCTTCGACTTTTATTTGGAGTGTCGCCTGGGTCTGATGGCGAGGGGTTGGTGAATGCCATATTTGCGCGTGGGGAGGGTGACAATCCAGTAGTGCTGTCCACTGATGCGAAAACTGCCTATAGGAATTTATTGGCTGGTTTTTATGCAACTTATAGGAATCGCCTGAATCATGATGACTTTCAGCCAACCCTGACTCAGGCAAAGGGTGTTGTGGAAATGACGAACTCTTTGATCAAGGACTTGGAGGAAGTGGCGGAGGCCTCAGCGGCTCATAATTTAATTTAATTATCCGATGCTTCTCTGTATTAAAATTGGGGCGAGATTTTAACCTGGTTATATAGAGCCTCACATGACCCTACGATGCCACCAAAGCATATTGAGCGGCCCTTTCAGGGCCGTTCCTCTTTCTGCGTCATGCTCAAGCCTATTGCCACCGGCCGCACCCACACCGGCATGTTGCTGAGCATGAACGTCTCGCCCTGCCCGGCCAGCAGCAGGGTGGTACCCATGACGTGGGCGATGGCCTCGGCCGCCGCCGGCGGTACCGCGTTGCCGATGCGCTCCCGCCAGGCCTGATCGGACAAACCGTCCAGCTCCAGCTGCTCCTCTGGGTCCACCAGACTCTGCAGGGCGGCCAGCTCGAGCGTGGTGAAAGGCCGGTGCCAGGTGCCGTCGAGCGCGCGGATCACGCATGTCAGGCGCTTGTCGGCCGCCGGCATGCGCGGGTCGGCGACGCTCCAGCGGCCGTTGTCCTGGCGCGCACTGGCGGACACTGCACCGGCCTGCCCATCCCATGCCACTACGCCGTAGTGGCCTCCAGTGAGATAGGCGTCGCCGGCGACGCGACGCATGCCCGGGCGCGGATCTGCCACGCACTGACCGCCAGCGCTGGGCGACTGGCCACCGGTCACGGTGCCGGCCGCCTGATCCATCGGCACGATGCGGTAGACATTGTGGTGGTACTCGCGAGTCGGCCGTGGATCTGCCACCGAAAACGTGCCTTGCCCAGGCGACTTCACGCCGATCACCGCCCCACTGGTCTCGTCCCAGCGGCGCACGCCGTACTGTTGGTACTGCAGCGCGCCGGCCGGCGCCCGCGGATCGGCCACTGAGAATGCGCCGTTGGTGGGGCTGCTGCGGCCGGCGACGGTACCCACCGCCTGATCCCAGTCGCGAACGCCAAGATAGCCCGCCTGGTACTCTGGCACGATGACGAAGTCGCGCAGGTAGCCGTCCTCGATCGCCAGGCGGTTCAGGCTGCGCCAGTCCTTCCCGGCCTCAACCAGGGCGAGGCGCACCCAGGTCTTCCACTGCAGCGCCGGCACCCGATGCATCGGTCCAGCGGTCTCCACGTCGCCAGCCAGCGGCATGCGGCCGAGAATGTCGCCCACCGAGCGCAGGGTCTTCTTTTCCGGCTCGTACAGGAACGGCGGCACCTTCTCGACGTGGCGCGCGACCAGCAGGAATCGCTTACGACTCTGCGCCAGGCCGCCCAGCTCGCCGCAGTCGTGGGTGGTTTCCGCCACCGCGTAGCCATAGTGGCCGAGCAGTTGGCCGATCTGGTCCAGCAGGTGCCGGCCGCGGGTGGCCAGACGCGGTACGTTCTCGAACACGATCAGGTCGACCGGGTTGTGCCGCCAGGCCTCGCACATCAGCCAGACGCAGCGCAGCGTCAGCTCGTTGAGCGCCTGGTACTTCGGGGTCTTGCTCATGCTCTCGGACAGCAGGCCGCTGGCGCCCTTGCACGGGCTGCTGATGAAGACCGCATTCGGGTCCTCGTTCTGTGCGGCGCGGCGGATGTCCTCGGGCGTCGCCTCCAGCCAGCCGGCCGGCGGCTCGACGCCGTGGAAACGGGTGTACTGGTCGCGGGTGAACAGGTCCAGCAGGGTGCCCGGCACACCGGCCAAACGCTCGAAGTCGCGCAGGCCGGCCGGGTCGACATCGATGCCGCCGAGGCAGCGCCATTCGGCCTGCTGGTTGCCGACCACCGGCTTGGCGCGGTTGAAGCCCTTGGCGCCGCCGCCCAAACCACAACAAAAGTGGAAATGTTTTAGTTTTTTTATCAGCATACTCATGTCTCGATCAGAGTTTTTTAGGAGGAGCTATGAAAAAGGAACCGGGATGGCCTTATTGGGCGGGGCTTGCCGTAATGTTGTTTGGAGCGGGGGCTGCCTGGAGTCCTCTTTTTTCGAACGCGATTACGTCGGCGAAAACAGTGTTTGAGGTTGTTAGTTATATTTCTACAGCAGTTGCAGGGGTGGCTGCGGTTGCGACTCTATTTGCTTGGAAGAGGCAATTTTTAACGCAGGACCATTATTCTGGGGTAAAGCGCCTTCGTGTTGCCTATTGGGGGCTTAGGAAGATATCGACGCTCTTGACTGACTATGCGTTTTATCACTCTGCATGGGAGGGGGCTCAAGAAAAAGGAGGGGAGGTGAATGAGGTTCTCTCTCAGAAACTTGACGAGAGTTATGCTGAGTGGGCTTCTGCCCAGGCTGCATATTTAAATGCATGGCTAGATGTCAGCGCTTCGTTTTCTGATCGATCTGAGCTGGACAAGTACAGTCCATATGAAATTAAGAAAATATATCCAGGGTTCAAGAACAAGGTAAGGCAAGCTGCATTCGTCTCGGATGACGTTTTTGCTGCATGCTGTTCAGTTGCCTCCAAAGAAAAGCTGGCGCTGGATGAGTATTTCCTTGTGGGGGATAAATTAATTGTCGATCTGATGAAAGGCGCAATTGATTGATGTCGTGGGTTAGCAGATATCTTCTCCATTAATGGGGGACATATGCTGTGAGCGAGCGGTGGCTTTAATCTGGATTGAGGTGTCGGCTCAGTTGAGCAGAGCTGTTGCGGCAGCGCCCTCGCGGCATAGCTGCGCAGAGCGCTGTTGCGGTGGTGCGTGACTGTTATCTGGTCCTGCGATGCCGCTTGAGGCGCGTCTCCGGATCCACGGTCATCCGCCGAGGCGGCAGGGGTTTGACTTCCTCGAAACCTGCGACAGACACGACAGGTACTGAGCTCTGAGCAACCAGCTCATCCAGCCAGGCTGCATCAGCTGCACGACGTGACGGGGTGATATTGCAAATGATCATGGCAATGCCTCCGTGCGATTTTAATTCAACAGCTACTTAGCAATTGTTACGCCACTGTTAATCGAGCTGGGTATGCGGCGCGATTAAGCAGCTGCTGCCGCCGGCTGCCCGATCACTCCACCCTCGAGCCAGACTGCCTGCAGGCCCGGCGGGGTGGCCGCCATCGGCGCCTTCATGGTGCCGGCGATGATGGCGCTATCCAGGGTGCCGTCCTTGGTGCGGGCCATCAGCAGCTTGATGATCTGGCTGCGGCTCGGCAGATCCAGCACGTCGTAGCGGTCCAGCACCACGAATCGCAGGTTGGACAGCGAGGCAATGGCGATGGCCAGCAGCGCGTCGCACCGCCAGCGCTCGGACTCGGACAGCAGGCCATAGGGGCGGCCGCCGAACTCGACGCCGATGTCGCTGCTGATCTGCACCGGCTGCCAGCTGGCGGTGGTGGACAGCTCAGCCAGCAGGGCATTCACCGGGGCGAGCGCGCCGGCCAGGATCTCGGCCGGGATGCCGGTCGGCGCCAGGGCGTCGGCGATCAGCGTCCAGTTCTTCACCGCGGTGTGGTGGCCGGCGGCCTCGGCGATGATCTTGTCGCGGTCGGCCTGGGCGCGGTGGGCCTCCTGCAGGGCCTGCTGCTTGGCCATCAGCCTGTCCCGCTGCTGGCGCAGGTCGTTGATGGCCTGCTCGGCGTTGGCCATGGCCTCCGTCGTTGGGATGCTGGCGGTTTCCGCGTCCAGCGCCTCCAGCTGCACGACAGCGTCCTGCGAGGCCTTCACGTCGCGCTGGTCGTTTGCGACGGTGCGGGACAGGTTGTCGACATAGGTCCGGAACTCCGGAATGCGTTTGGCCAGCTGGGCGTCATCGGCGCCGGCGTCAGCCAGCGGGCCATGCTCGGCGGTGTATCGCTCCAGTAGCAGCTTCGCGCGATCCATCTCCTCGAGGACGGCCCAGGGCGTGGTGAGGCCGCTGTCGGCCGCCCGCACGCCGGCGGTGCGCTGGGCCAGCGCCTGCCAGTCGGCCAGGTTGCGCGCCATGTCATGGACCAGGCCCTGCTTGCCGCCGGCTGCTGCAGCCTCGGCGGCGGAAAGCTGGCCCTGCCAGTGCTCGAGGTCGGCGCTGTCATTGCTCAGCTTGTGCTGGCGCCGTTGCAGCAGGGAGGCTGTCTCCCGCAGTTCGGCGATGCGCTGCTGGCGCTGCTCGGCGGCCGCCAAGGTGGCCTTGTGGCTGCCGATGGTCTGCTGGGCTTCGGACAGATCGAGCTCGACCACGGAAAGCTCGCGGGCGACCGCTTCCAGGTCCTCCGGCTTCACCTCGACGGCGACCGCTTCCGGCTCCCAGCCTTCGGCTTTCTCACTGCCATAGGCCTCGCCGGTGATCGCCTTCCAGGCGCCGCGTGCCTCGCTGGTGTACTCCTTGGCCTGGCCGACGGCGGCATCGAAGCCGGCGCGCAGCATTGGCTTGATCCGCTCGATCAGGTCGGCCCCGGCGCCCTTGTCGGCCAGGCGCTTGGCGATCTCGTTCGGGCTGGCGCTGGCGCCGGTGAGGCCGAACAGCGTGCGGCGGCGCTCCTTCTCGTCCAGCGCGGCGAACTTGCTGGCGTCCAACACGAAGGGCAGGCAGGGCAGGTCGACCAGGGGCGCGCCCTTGCCGCTGGGCAGGGCAACCGCTGCGGATTCCTGTTCGCCGGCGGCGCCCACCCAGCTGACCACCGCCTCGCCTTTCTTGGCGCCCTCGGTGACCAGCTTGGCCATGTCCTTCTTCAGGCTGACGCGGCGCGGCTGGCCGGTGAGGGCCATGCTGATCGCATCCAGTAGGCTCGACTTGCCGGCGCCGTTGAAGCCGGAGACCAGCAGCACCGGCTCAGAAACAGCAAGGGCCGCATGACGCAGCCCTTGGAAGTTGGTGACTTCGATGTTCGAGATTCGCATGGACTGTTACTCCAGGTTGAGCTCCGTAGGTTTCTTCAGGACGCGGTAGAGGTTCTCGTCCGGGTGCGTACCTTCGGTCTCCAGCGCGATGGTTCCGTCCTTCAGCATCAGCAGCAGGACGCGGCGGGCCTCGTCGTAGCTGAGGGCGAAGCGCGACTGCAGGTAGCCGAGGTCGATGGTTTTCTTGCGGGTGACGACGGCGGCCTCCAGATCGGCCAGCGCGTGGCCGCCGAAAGTTTCGCCTGCCGGCGAGCTCAAGGAGTCATCCGCGGTCGTGGTACCTGCATCCAGAGGGGCGTCACCACTCCAGGCGCCGGGCTCCTGCATGTCCTGGTCGCCGCCATTCAGGTCCAGTGGGTTCTGGTCGGGATCCGCCGTCACCTCGTCCATGCCGCCCAGGTGGTCGGCAGCGCTGGCCACCACCAGCAGGCAGACCTTGTTCACCGAGTCGATCAGGTGGTGCCGCTCGGGATTGTGCTGGCTCACCTTGAAGGTGGCCTTGATGCCGTCCTTCACGGCAACCGACTCCAGCATGCCGTCGATAGTGGGGCGGTTGTCCGCGGCCAGGATCCGCACGGCTGCCTTTACCGAGGTGCTGACGCGGCTGGCCAAGCGCTCGATGACGGCGCTCTGTCGTTTCTCGCTCATCTTCGCCCAGACCTCGGGCATGTCGCGCATCTCCTGCAGGCAGCCCTGCAGCAGATCGCGGCCCAAGGTCTCGCTGGCCATCTGCAGCGGGGTGAGCTCCTCGGAAAAGCTGATGTCGGTGAGCAGGGCGGACTCCAGGACATCGTCCAGAGCCTCATCGATGATAGAGCTGATGTGATTCATGCAGGGCTTCCTTACTGTTCGGCGATGCGTTCAAGGGTTTCGAGCTGGGAGTCGCTGAGGTAGGTGCGGGTGCCGTAGCGCTGGAAGTTCACGCGCAGGTCCGCGGCGAACTGTTCTTCCCAGTCGTTGTTGGCGTTGAGTTCGGCCGCACCGAGGAGCGCGGCGAACTCCTCGGTGCGGTCGAAGATTTCCGTGATGGTGCGAGAGGCCATCGGCGCTTACTCGAAGTTCAGCCCGTCCAGGTCGGTGGACTGCTGCTGTGCCCGAGGTTTGGACGCTGGCTTGGCTGCCGGCTCGGTGGCCGCTGGCTCAGACTCGGCGACCTCCTGGTGGTCGCGGATCTCGCCGGTCGAGGTGTCGACGTCGATCGGCTCGTCTTCGGCGTCCGGTACCGGTGGCGGTGCCGGCTCGTCGCTGGCTTGGCCGCGCAGGTTGTCCAGGTTGACGGCGAACCCGCCCTGGCCGTCGGGCTCGGCCTCGATGAAGTCGTGTGCTTCTTCGGCAGTCTGCAGCCCCATCAGCAGCTCGGGTGCGTACAGTCGGCCGAAGAAGCTGGCGCAGCGGTAGCGAAGCATCAGCTCCGGGATCGTTTGCCACTTGCTGCCGTTCTTGGTGAGCCAGCCCTCGTCGACGGCCATCTGGATGGACACGACGGGCGACTCGAGGCGCTCGCCGGTTTCCTTCTCGATCGCCCAGGCCTTGCAGGTCTGGTGGCGGACGGTGATCTTCTTCTTCACCTCCGTCTTGTTGTTGTTCTTCCACTCAATTGCGGTATAGGTCACCTCGGTTGGCTCGCCGGGCACGCTGAGCTCGAAGCGCAGCGGGGAGTAGCGGCCGCAGCTGTTGATCGCGGCGATGATGAAGGCGCTGGACCAGCTCGGCCGGCCTTCAATGATGTGCAGGTTCTGCATCACCATCAGCGGATCGGCGCCCATGCGCTGGGCCATGTTCAGCGCCACGATGCAATTCGGCAGGCCGGCGGCGTTCTGCTCGTAGCCGGTGACCTTGCCGTACTGCTTGACCTCCTTGAAGGCGCGGTAGGCGGTCGGCACCAGGGTAGAGCCGGCCAGCACCTTCGCGGCGCGCTGCATCAGCTCGAAGCTCTGCAGGCTGCCAAAGCCCATGGTGACGGTCGGCATGTTTGCTTCGCGCGGGGCAGGTTCGCGCATCTGCTGCAGGGTAGTGGGCTGGCTCATCAGATCACCTTGTAGTTGTGGGCTTTGCGGTAGTCGGCTTCGGTTGCAACCTCGACACTGCGCACGTCTGCGCCCTTGGCTTTCCGTTCGTGGGTATCGCGCTGCGCCTCGAGGAAGCGGTCGCGGTCGTGGACGCGGTGGGAGGTGATCACCGGCTGGCGCTTGCCGGCCGGATCGACCAGGCGGATGTACAGGTCTTCGGATTTCATGGGGATCTCCGTTCAGTCGTGATAGGGGCAGGTCTTCCAGCGCGGGCAGTAGCGCGCACTGCAGAGGGGGCTTTGTGAGTTGGGCGGGAACAGGCCGGTGCGGAACATGTCCGCCGCGAACTGGATCAGGCCGGGGTAGTCCTCGGTGCCGACCATCAGCTCGCGGGCGCCGATGATTTCGCCGGTACCGGTTTCCGGTTTGCCCTTGGTCTTGAGGCCGATGATCTCGGCCGGCGCGGTGCAGGGCTCGCCGGTGGTGTGTTCGTAGAGCAGCTCGTAGGTGCCGAGCTGGGGCTTGTGGCCCTTGGTCTTTGCGATGCCCTGGCTGGCCGCGGCGCCGCCGGTCTTCACGTCGGCAATGCCGATGCCGTCGCAGTCTCGCTTGATGCGCGCCCGGTCCAGGGTTCCCGTGAGCCGCACGATGACGCCGCCGCCGCAGTCGATCTCCAGCGGCTTGGTCTCCAACTCAACCGCCACGAAGTGGTAGCGGGGGCTGATGTCCAGGCAGTAGCGGGTGTGCAGGGTCAGGCCGGTGGCTTGCGCTTCGCTCGGGGTGAGGTCGGAGCCGCGCCAATCCACGTCGAACTCTGGGTGGCGCAGCGTTTCAACCAGGTGCTCCGCGGCATCGAAGGCCGACAGCTCCTGGCCGGCGATCCGGGCGGCGTCGAAGGCACCGGTGCTGGCGTGGATGGCAGTACCGAGCAGGGCCCGCGGGCTGCTGGGCGACTTGATGCCCAGCAGGTGGATGCCCTGCCACTTGTAGGCGCAGTCGAACAGCGAGCCCCAGGACGAGGCTCGGACGGTGGTGGTGCTGGTCATGTGGGATCCGGTCAGGAGGTGATGGCCCCGGCCAGGCCCAAGGCCATGCAATAGACGGCCATGGACAGGAGGGCGAGGGAGGCGCCGCGCCAGATGGCACGGCGGCGGGCTTTCTGATGGGCGGAGGTCACGACCGCACCTCCCGCGCGATGTACCGGCGTCCGCCGCGGATGGTCAGCGCGCCACGGAGGCGGCAGTCGATGAGCCGTGTTTCCGGCGGAAGCCCCAGCGCCTCTGGCAGCGGCTGGGTGGTGAGCACGGTCACGGTGCGGATCTCGTCGAGCTGCTCGTCAACGATGCTGCGGACGGGGGAAGTGGTCATGCCGCGTCCCCCTTCAGCTGCTGCGTGGCACGCTCGGCGATGAAGCCGGCGCGGTGCTTGTCCATGCAGATCCGCAGGCAGTCGAACGGACCGGCCACCAGGTCCTCGCAGAGCTTGTCGCGCAGGTGTCGCCACCGGCTGTCGGTGACACGGAACAGAGCGGCCATCGCATCGATGATTTCCGCGTGGCTCATCACTCCGTAGGCGTACTCGGCGAACGCCTCGGCGGTGTTCTGGTCGCCCTCGTCGAGCAGCTCGCCGATGCGTCCCTCTGCTTCCTCACGGGCGTAGTCGTGTTCGGGTTCGGCGTGGTCGTAGGCGAACTGGCCGCGGCGCATGGCAGCGGCATTGCGAAGTGCTGGGGTCATGGCGTGCTCCTGCGTGCATGAGTCGACGCACCGCGCTGATGCGGCGACCGATGAAGGCTGGGAATGGGGGGAGGGGGCCGGCAGTGCCACCACGGGGTGCCGGCGGTGATGCAGGGCGCATCGGGGAGTGATCGGCTGGCCGGGCAATCCACCGCTATGCGCGTGGAGGTGGCCACCCCGCTGTTTGCTTCGGCGATCAGCAGATCACTCTCCGATTCACCCTGGCGGGCTCTCGGGGCCGGTTACGCCGGCCAGACGTCTGCTCTGTCGCCACCGGCGCAGCTGCCGGCATGGGGCCTCGTACGGGGCTGGCTTGCGGATTACTCGAACTGCTGGGGCGCATGTCCGCGACCGTGAGCGCGGCTGCCGAGGGTTTCAGCGGCTAACCCCTGCAGCGGGTTTCAGGCATGCCGATCCGCCGGCGGCTGCCCAGCCATCAGGCGACTGCCTGGGGCTGTTGTTCCTTCTCCTTCTGGATCCGTTGGTAGATCTCCTCGCGGTGTACCTCGACTTCCTTCGGCGCGTTGACGCCGATGCGCACCTGGTTGCCCTTGACGCCCAGCACCGTCACGGTGATGTCGTCGCCAATGTTCAGGGTTTCGCCTGCACGGCGGGTGAGGATGAGCATTGCGTGACCTCCTTGGTCGTTGGCTGTTTGCTTCCGGTATGGCCCTCGGTGAAGGCCATACCGTGAAGCGCCCGGCGCAGAGGTCGGGCACCTGGTACCGATCAGGCCGCGCTCAGCTTCGCCGGGCGCACGTTCAGGGTTTTGCCGTCGACCTCGACCTGGGCATACATGCCCTTGCCTTTGCCCGGGCCACGATCGGTCTGGCCGAGGTACTTGCCGGTTTTTTCTTGCTTGCGCGGGTTGCTGAACTTCACGGCCTGGCCTTTCTGGAACTCGCTCATGGGTGCTTCCTTTGGTTGGTGGTTTTCCCAATGGCCGCTGTCTCCAACGGCCATCAGTGAAAACGTCTGATCTTGCTGGGCGCTGTTTCTGGCCACCTGCGCCTGGGCCTGCTTTCGCATCTCGGGGAGCCTGGGGCTCCGACAGTCGGCCACGCTGGTGTGGCTGCCGACACTCATTGATCTAGGGCCATCCGCAAGCTGCTGGCCACGGGGTGAGGCTTCCCCTGTACCGGACTTGGTTACGCCGCAGGTGCCGGCTCGAAGCCTGCGGGTGGGTGGAACTAAAGAGCGGTGAGGCGGTGGTGCTGCCTTCGGCCCTGCTAGGGCCTGCTGTGTGTTCGGTGTTGATGTGAATTTAAGCATTCTGAAAATTTCCGTCAAGATTATTTTTAAGAATACTTAATTTTACAGTCCTCGTTCCCACAAAAAAGCCCGCACGGTGGCGGGCTTCAGATGGCGCTGTTCGGCAGGCTCAGGATCGGTCGATGTACCAGCATAGGCGGACCCGGTCATCGCAGAGGCTGACCAGACGCAGGTCGGTGGTACTGCCCAGCTCGTAGAGCAGGCGCTGCCAGTCCTGCCGGCTCTCGCAAGGCCGGCGGCTGATCGTTACCTCGTGGAGGCGCTGGGCTTGAGGGGATCGGATGGCGTCCTGCACACGGCAGGCGAGGGCGAGGTAAGTGTCTGTTGGGGGCAGACTGGGGAACAGCATCTGAAATTCCTTTTCGTTCTCGAGCGCCGGTCACTCAGCCTCAGGTTTCGTCCAGGTCAGGCGGATGGAACCGTCCTCTTGCGGCGTGGTGGTTACGCTCTCTTCCTCGCTCAGCTGCTCGAGCAGCTGATTCCAGTCGGCTTCCAGCTCATCCGGCGCGCGGGCGATGACGGCCTGGCGCTCCAGCTGCGCGCGCGGCGTCAGGATCTGCTTCTTTATCCGTTGAGCGAGCAGCTCGTAGGAGCTGAGAGGGGTAGGGGCGGTTGCTTTCTTTGCCATGAAGGCATCTCCTTTGCTGTATGCATATACAGTATTTTGATATGGGCATGAGGGCAAGAGGGAGATGGTGTGGAACGGCTGACGCAGAAACAAAAAAACCCGCACGGTGGCGGGGCAAATAGGGAAAACTCTCAGCCCCTGCAGGCTATGCCCCGGGTCGTGAAGGTTTCGTCATGCGGATGTCGGCCCCGCGTGAATCTCAGCGCTGGGTCTGCAGCTGTCCGGAGGCCCAGGCATCTTCGAATTGCTGTCGGGCTTTGCCCTCCCAGGCATGGCATACATCAGCCCGCTGATCCGACTCTGGGTAGATACAGGCATTGGGCGGCAGATAGAAGCGCTCCCAGGCTTTCTCTTTCGCCCGCGCAGCTGCTGCGAGCTCGGCTTGACGGAGTCGCGCAGCCACCTGCTGTCTAGCGCGCTCCTCGGGATTGATCGAGGGCGCCTCCGCATGCAGTTCTCGCCTGGCCTGCTGTTGCTGCTGGATCTTCTGGATGGCGGCTTGGGTTCGCTCGAGCTTCTGCTGAACCCTGCTCTCCATGCCAGCGACGCGCACCTGGTAGACGATGTAGGCGCCAGAGACGGAGATGATCGCGCCAAGAAGCCAGGCGATGGAGGAGAGAGGTTTGCGGGGGCGTCGTGCCATGGGGATGCTTCCGTGCGGTGGTTTGGGAGATTTGTGGCGCGATGGGCTCAGGGTGGCGTAGGGGCTGGGGTGGGGTGTTTTACCGGGGGAAAAATTGGGTCAGAAGCCAAGTTGCTTCAGGTATTCAGAAACAAATATACGGGCCGGATCGGTCAATACCAAATACATTACATGGGCCATCGCTACGCCAACTACCACCACTCCATCGACGGCATACAAGGCCCATCGCTGTGTACATAGCCTACTGTCGAGTGACGGAAAAGCCTTACCGACGACATCCTTCACGGTCGCGTATTCCCGTTCTATCTGTTTACGCTTTCTCGCGATTTCTTGGCCGACAGCGTTCAACGTATGGAGCTGGTTGCGCATGACCAGCCAGATCAAAACGGCGAAAACCCACACTCCCAGTAGCACAGCAGTGTTTCCCCAGAATACTGCATCCACCGTTGAGGTCTGCTTGAGCTGAGTGGCAACGATCACCGTGGCGACAGGTATGCCAAGGATCTGGTTCTGTACGTCGGCAAACACCTTGTGGATTTTGGCCAGCTCCTCGAGCTTGGCCGTCTCCATCTGATCGACGATTTTTTCGTAAGAGAAGTCAGCAACAAAGAGCTTGTACCCCTCGTCGAACTGCTTGAGCACGTCCCCCATGTGCTCCATCAGATGAGCGAAACGTGTCTTCGCAGATACTGCGCTGCAGATGGATCTGATGGTTTTGGAGAGGATCGCCAGCTTCTGCTTGCGATGGGTGTCCTGACCAAATCGGCCTAACAGCTCATTGATGATCGAGAGGTCGACGCCCTGCAGCTCTGCGACACCATAGATGAGCGGAAGGGTGAACTTGCCATCATCCACAAAGATCAGCTCCTGGCTTTCCTTGTCGAGATAGGCAGCACTTTCGGCCAGCAGGCTGATCAACGCCAGTACCTTGTGATAGCGATCCACCACTTCTGGTGGATTTGGATCACCTGTTGACCAGCGGGCGTTGATCAGGAAAAAGCGAGGTGCCTTGATCCGCCCATTCGTGAAGCGCAGGACATCATCGAAGGCGTCTGCCAGCAGCCCAAGACCGATGCGAGGATCGCCTGCCCTGAGCCTGACCTCCATTTCGACACTCAAGTTATCTTCTGAATATGGGTAGCGCAGCTCAAGCCCGAATTCCCTTTGGTCTGCCAGAAGGGTTCGCAGCAGTGTCAGCTGCTTGGCATCGGCAATGATCAAGGTACCGTCTCGGGAGGACGGAGCGAACTCGACCTCCCGGTACAGGGAAATCAGCTGCTTGAAGCGCTGCTCAGTCGTCATCGGGGCGTCTTTCTTCAATCAGCTCTTGGCGCAGGTCATCGGGGATGCCCGACAGGATGATGGTGTCATGCTCCTCATCATAGCGGATATGCCCATTCCGCAGGCCGGAGCGCTCAAACGAGAGCTTCCAGAAAGAGGTCTTGCCTTCGAATTTGACAAGACCTCTTGCTACACGACGGTCCGGAACGAAGCCGTCAGAAAGCCCCAGCTCCTCGTCTGCCAGTTTCTGCTGTAGCGTGTCAGGCTCGTCGGGCCACACATGGTTGGACAATGCCTCCAGGCTCACCGGGGTGTTCTTGTCCAGGTCGACTAGGTACTGATAAGCACGTTCCAGAAACTGGTCACGGGCCTCGCCCTCCAGGTTTCTCTCCGTAGCGAACTGCTCCAGTGCTGCAACCAGCTTTCTGGTCTCTTCGACGGGCTTCAGGATGTCATTACAGCCAAGGAACAGCTTGAAGTAGTCTGCAATATCGCTACGGCCCTTGAGGAAGCTGATGTAGCGTTCAGCATCTGCCTGCCAGGCCGTCAGGTCGATACGGCCTGCCACACGCAAATGGCTCATGTCGAGATGAACGCTGTCGACCACATCCAAGCCTTCCGTGATGGCGCTACCCACCACCTCGGTGACGATAGCTACAAGCAGGTAGCTGGATGTCTCTGTAGTGATCTTGGCGATCAGAACATAGCCGCCGGTAGCCAGGTGCTCCTTCGCAGCCTCAATCCTCAGGCGCTCCATGAGCTGGCCCGAGAAAGCCAGAAAGTCTGTCTCTCCATCCACCAGGTGCTGCCTGAGGTACTTCTGAGTCGGGTACTCATCCTCGTTATCTTCGAAGCGGCCATAGCCTTTCCCGGCCCGCCCGCTGTAGAGCTTGTTCAGGTGGTCAATCAGGCGTTGCACCGACTCGTTGGCCTCCAACGGAGCCGTTCGCAACTCGACCGCTGCCTCCCGCTGGTATTGCTCCTTGATGAGACGGTGAACGATGCAATCCGTAATTTGATTTACTGCCTCTGGCATTTATCCGGCTCTGTATGCGTGTGTTCGATCATTGAGGCTGCAGCCCATGAATTTGATGCTTCCACAGCTCTGCATCATCGTGAGGTTCGTGCCAACCTGTCTGAAGCTCACTGCCCAAAGCACTGCTGACAGGACGGGCAGGACCATTTTCCAAAAGCTCTGAACGCGCCTTTCTCCTCGGTCAGACGAATCTTCATACCTTTGGCATCCCAGCAGCCGGTGCAGAAATTCCCGCTTTCACCTTCGAAGACATAGCTGCCATCCTCGCAAACAGGCTTGCCAGTCTCCCTTTGAGCCAGCTTTTCAGACAGCTGCAGGTTCAGCTCCTTTTGAGCGGCAAGCTGCTCTTTAAGGCCGGCTGCCTCCAGCTTTGCATCAGCAAGGCTGTTGTTCAGGTCTGCCAGCGCCATTGAGAACTCGGCATCTTGTAGCTTCTTGGAAAGCTCGCGAAGCTTTTTGGCGGACTCTATGCTGGCCTGGATTGCGGAAATGACGTCCATTTACTCCTCCCTATATATCCTCTGGATCTCTGCTGCCCAGTGATGACCCGGTAGCGGCGCTGGTATTCCTCGTAGGATAGGCCGGGGTGCGAGCCAGCTCCTCCCGCAGCACCAGCAGCTCGCGCGGCGCTTCGATCATCAGGCGCACCTGGGTGCCGTGGTCGCTGATGTCCTTCACCGTAATTTCGATGCCCTCGGCCTGCAGGGTGCGCAGACACTCCTGCGGGTCGGCGTCAGGGGCAATGGTGATGATCAGTTTTTGGCCGGCTTTGCGGCCGAGTATGAGGGGCATGCTTCGCTTCCTTGCGATGAGGTCTGCGCTACTTCGCGACGCACCGCGCCAAGAGAGCCTGCATCTCGTACACGTCCGCACCGCGGCTGAATTTCTTGATGATCGGGTCGGCGATGCCGGACACCCAGATCTTCAGGTCAGCGTCGAGGTCGAAGTGGCCGGCCGTTTCGACGGAGAAGTTGGTGATCGAGCGGTAGGGGACTGAACGGTACTCGGTCTTCCGGCCAGTGATCCCCTGCTTGTCGACCAGCAGCATGCGCCGATCGGTCAGCACGATCAGGTCGCGCACCAGCTTGTAGCCGCGCAGCACCTGCTCGCCTTCGCCGAGAAGCTTGCCCAGCTCATCACGCACTTCTGCTTCGTCGATCGGGCTCGCATTGCCGAGGAGCCCTCCAAGAATTGCCATCTCGTTCTCCTCGTGTTATCGGCAAGGCGACTCGCACTGCATGCCGTCGTTGTCCATGTGGTATCGCTCGTTGCTGCCTGCCACCAGCTCCTCCCGCAGCACCAGCAGTTCGCGCGGCGCCGTGATGCCAAAGCGTACGTGGTTGTTGTTCTTGATACTGACGACCTCGATATCGATACCGTCCTCGAGGAGACGGAGCAACGCATCTTGCGGGTCTGCGCCGGGATCGATGGTCAGGCGGATTTTCTCGCCGACGCGGCGACCGAGGATGAGGGACATGGTTCGCTTCCTTGCGTTGGGGGTTGTTCTTACCGGCAGGTCGACTCGCAAGGCCCGCCGTCGCTGTCTATGTCGAGCCCGCCGTTGCAACACGGCTCCAAGTTGTTGCAGGCATTATCGCGCCACACCAGCTCTTCCCTCTGCACTCGCACTTCTCGCGGCGCCTTGATTCCCAGGCGAACCTGCTTGCGCTCGAAGTCACTTTTGGTGACGCAGATCTCGATGCCCTCCTCGAGGATCCGCTGCAGCGCTTTTTGAGGGTCGACCGAAGGGTCAATGGTGAGGATGAGCTTCTGGCCGACACGGCGGCTGAGTACCAGAGAACCTTGAGCCATGGTGTCGCCTCTTCGCGTTCAGCTTGATGTTTATCTGCAGAGACTCTCGCAGGGCACGCCGTCGTTATCTTGGTCCAGACGGCTGTTGCCGCACTGCTCCAGTTGGTGTCTTGCTTCGGAGCAGCTGCTCATCTGGCCGCAGGTCTTGCGCGTGGCGCAGCTGTAGCTGGATCCGCCAGCGCTGCCGCCCACTGCGCTGCCGCCACCGGTGCCAGTGCGTCGTTCAGTGATGCTTGCCAAGTCTCGCTGAGCCTGGCGCTGATCCTTGCCGGCCTTGCGCCACTCCCAGGGCGGCATGCGTTCGCTTTCCGGCAGCGCCCACAGGCCGCGCTTGGCTGCCCGGGCTTTGTCCTCGATGCGGATCAGGCTCTTGTCCTTGCTGTACTGGCGATAGACCCATGCCGCGCCCTGGCTGACCAGTTGCGCGTTGACATCGGTACCGCCGACATCGGCCCGGGCAACGGTGCGGCCGTAGCGGTCGGTATCCTGCACCTTCAAGGTTACGTTCTTACCGAACACCAAGTCGCTGAGTGCCTGTTTTGACCTGGTGCCATACGGCTGTTTGGACTCGGGGGTATCAATTTCGGCCATGCGAACCTTCACTTGGCGCTTGGCGTCGGTCAGGCAGGTGAAGGTGTCGCCGTCGTACACGCCGACAACCTTGCAGCTGATGTCAGCAGCCAGGGCCAGCGGGGATGCGAGGGCGAGTAGTAAGGCTGCGAAAAACTTGGAGCGCATGGTGCTTCCTTGCGTTGTTGACGGCTATCGCCGGAGCTTCATCTTGGCCTCGACGACCACGCCGATCATGCGGCAGCGCTCGTCGATCGGGATCATGCGATAGGCTGGGTTCAGTGGTTTCAGGTAGAGCTGGCCGGCGTCGGCCACGAGCAGCTTGAAGGTGGCCTCGTCGGCATCCACCAGCTTGGCCACCACCATGTCGCCCGGGCGCGGCTCGATGCCGGTATCGACTAGGATCAGGTGCCCCTCGGGGATGCTCGGCGGTACCGGCGAAGTCATGGAGTCGCCGCTGACGTGCAGCCAAAACGCCGGGCCCTTGGCCTGGTAGTCGGCCAGCTCGAAGGTGTCGTAGGCCCAGGGATCACAGGTCTCGATGGCCTCCTGCCAGGCGCCGGCGGCCACCCGGCTGATCACGGGGTAGCGGTAGAGGCGGTCGGGCTGCTGGGCGGGGGTGACGTTTCCGGGCTCGGCTAACTGTGAGGCTGAGGAAGCGGGCTCGCGCTCCTCCCCCTCACCGATGGCGAGCCATTCGGCACGGAACCCTGTTGCTTTTGCGAGGGCGTAGAGGTTCTCCGGCTTCAGGCTTTTGCTGTCTCCGTTGATCCACTGAGTCACGGCAGAGTTTGCGACCCCGCACTCAGCAGCAATCTCACCTTTTTTCTTGCCGCTGGCCGCTATGGCTTTGGCGATTCGCTCGTGTCTTTCCATCGTCTGAGTTTAAGTTAACTGAATTTAAGCATGCATCGCGTGTGCAGTGGCTGTTGACTGCTTAAATTAAGCATGCTGAAATTCGCGCAAGCTATCCCGAGGTGGTCGCAATGAAGACGCAAGAAGTGGCCGACTTTTTCGGCGGCAGGAAGAAGCTGGCAGACGCTCTGGGTATCCGTCCGAGCGCCGTGAGCATGTGGGGGGAAACGATCCCTGTCTCGCGGCAGTACCAGATCCAGGTCATCTCCAAAGGCAAGTTCAAGGCTGAGCAAGAGTCCGAGGCTCCCCCTGCCGCCTGATTCCCACCCCGACCCGGTAACCGCCCCATAACCGAGGAACCATCCCATGACGAAACTCCGCGAAGACCGGCGCCGCAAGGCGCCCGGGACGCATCTGACCGAAGAGATCAAGGTGCGCGTGTGCACCGAGGACCACCGCGAGCTGATTGAGGCCTCGCGGCTGAGCCACGCCGAGAACCTGACCGGCTACGCCCGGGACTGCATGTTCATCGGCCACCGCCTGCAGCAGGGCGGCCAGCGCGAGCAGATCCTGGCGGCGCTGGTGCTGCAGCAGAAGGCGCACACCCTGGCGGCGTTGTTCCGCGGTGAGCAGCTGGATCCGGAGCGCCTGAGCGAGCTGCTGGCGCAACTGGTGAAGCAGGCCGGCGAGGCCAGTGTGCGGAAAAGGAAAAGCGCCTGACAGGCCCTAGTAGCCAAGGAGAAAGCAATGTTCGCGAATGACGTATGTGATGCGGCACTGGAGCGGTTGAGCCCCGCTGAGCGGCGAGAGCTAGACCAGGAGGCGGCCCGCCGCGGTTGTAACCCCAGCGATGCGCTGGTGGCCGTGGCGCTGGAGAACCTGCAGCAGCAGCTCTACGCGCTGACCGCAACAAGTGGCCGGCGCCTGGTACTGGTCAAGGGGTGAGCCGGGAGGCCTCGCGAGAGCGAGGCTTTCCGACATGGGAGGCCCTACCAGGGCGCAATGGGACTGCTGAATGCCAAGTTTCCAGATCAACGACGATGAGCGCAGGGCCTTGCGAGGTCTGCCGATGCTGGCGCGCGAGATCTACGTGTTCGGCCTGCGGCCGTTCATGGACTTCTCGACCGGCATCGTCGGCATCAAGCGCGGCGTCTCGTGGAAGTCCATCGCCGAGGAGCTGTACGTCGAGCCGCACCAGGGCATCAAGGGTGGTGAGTCGTCCGAGAAAGAGCTGCGGCGCGCCCTGGTCTGGCTGCAGAAGGCGGGCTTGCTCGGCCAGAACCAGGCCGAGAGGCGCCTCGTTTTCGAGCTGCTGCTGGCAACACGGGATCAGTCCGCCCGAAATAAAGTGGGCAGTAAGTGGGCAGATGAAGTGGGCAGTGATGTGGGAGGGTCGCAGCCCAGTAACGACGCGGCTTCCACGGAAGAAGAGGGCAGAGAAGTGGGAGGGGGTGAATTGCCGAAAGTGGGCACACCTCCGGTATCCGGTAAAAGCAATCCTACAGCACACAACGCGCGTGAGGCGTTCGACGCCCGAGACCGTTTCCCCATGCACGATGGCTGGGAGCCTGGTCGCAGCACCTTCGCGGCGGTGCTCATGCGAAACGGCATGGCCAACGTGCGATTCCACCCCGATCAACTCCTGGAGTTCCGCAGCTACTGGATCGCCAGGACTGACAAGCATCAGTCGCAAGCTCAGTGGGAGCACCAGCTCGCCCAGCAGCTCAAGCGCACCACCCGAATCCAACAATCCAGACCTGAGGACATGGCCCATGAAGCCCGTGGACGAACTCCTGCGCGGCGCACGCGCAACGCTGTCGACATCCTGCACGACGACAACTGGTGATTCTGTGGAGAGCAATGTGCACGACCTGGAGGCCAGGGCGCGTAATGCCGTCAAGCGCGTGTTCGCCACGCTCAAGACCAGCTACCCGGCCTGGTACGAGCGGCATTACGGCGACGTGCGCGCTGAGAGTCTCGCCAAGCGGATCTGGATGACTGGCATCAAGTCCCTGACCGATGTCCAAGTCGATCGCGGCCTGCAGCGGATGGTGCTGGACGCCGATTTCCCACCCAGCCTCAAGGAGTTCGTGAAGCTGTGCCTGCGCATCGATGGGCTTCCTGATGCCAGTACCGCTTGGTATCAGGCCCTGCGCAAGCGCTACAGCCACGAGGCCGTGAGGGTGGCCGCCAAGCTGACGGGAACCTACGACCTGCAGCGCTCCGGCTATGGCGACGTCGTGCTGCGGGCCGAGTTTGAGCGCAACTACGCCATCGTGGTGCGCCGCTTGGAAAATGGCGAGCCCCTCGATAGCGCGATCCTGAAGGGCATTTGCCACGACAGCCAGAAGTCGGCCATCGAACTGGCCGACGAACATGCTGAGCGGCAGCTACAGGAGCGCCTCGAGCGGCAGGGGATCCCGCAAGCTGGCCAGGCTGCGCGTTTGGCACTGCTGGCCAAGATGCGGATCCGTCGCGGAGGGCAGTTGCATGGCTGACTTCCGCCCCATCGTGTTCGCCGTCCCGGGCGAGCCCCAGGGCAAGGGCCGCCCGCGGATCGGTCGGGTAGGCCAGCATGCCCGCATGTTCACGCCAGCCAAGACCGTGGCCTACGAGGGCCTAGTAGCGCTGGCCGCCCAGGAGGCGATGCAGGGCCGCGACATGATCACCGGGCCGGTGCTGATCGAGCTGCACATCCTGCATGGGGTGCCTCAATCCATGTCGAAAAAGCGGAAAGCCCAGGCGCTCGCCGGCGAGCTGCTGCCGATGAAGAAGCCCGACACGGACAACGTGCTCAAGGCCATCTGCGACGGCTGCAATGGGGTGGTCTGGAAGGATGACGTGCAGGCAACCGATGGGGTTTTCCGGCGTCGGTACAGCGAGACGCCAGGCGTCAGGGTGCGGATCGTGCCGCTGATGGAGGGTGAGTAGTGCGCGGTTTCGTCGTTGCGCAGGCATAAAAAAAGCGACCCACCCGAAAGTGCAGCCGCCCGTGACAAGGCCAATGGTAGCAGCTTCTGGGGAGGTGACCGCATGCGGTGGAGAACGCGGCATTACGACTGTGAGCAGCAGCTCACGCTGGACCTGACGATCATTCACGCTGCGCCAGTGCGGACGACTTGTGCGAGCGGGACGCCGATCATGATCGACGGGGTGACCAGGCCGGCAAGCGAGTGGGCCGAGCTGCGCGGGCTGAAGTGGCAGACGGTGAAGATGCGCAGGATGCGCGGTGACACCTGGCGGGATGCGTTGGATCCGGAGCGGCCACGCGGGTTGTGGATGCAGGGATGGATGATCGGAAGCAGGCCTGGACAGGAGCTCAGGGCGGGCTGTTGACCGACCTCACCAGTCACATAGCGTCGACGGCACCTCATCACTGGACAAGGTGCACGAAGAATGGCGGCCCAGCACACGCACACGGAATTCGCGGCGGAAGTGGTCGGCGCCTCGCTTGGTCAGAAGGCGACGATGGCCGGCGCGGCCACAGGTCTGGTCGGCTGGTTGGCGCAGGTGAACTGGATCGGGATTGCCGGCGTGATCATTGCCGCGCTGGGCCTGGCGGCGAACATCTACTTCCAGATTCGCCGCGACCGGCGTGAGGCAGCCGAGAGCACGGCACGCATCGAAGCGCTCAAGGAGCGCTGCGAGCCATGAATCGGACACGCCAAGCTGTTGCGGTGCTCGCCTTGAGCGCTGCTGGTTTCGCCGCCTGGGTGGGAGGCGAAGGGCTGTCGCTGGTGCCCTACGTCCCGACCCGGGGCGATGTGCCGACCATCGGCCACGGTAGCACTCGCTATGAAGACGGCACGCCGGTGCGGTTGAGCGATCCGCCGATCACCCGCGCACGAGCCCTGCAGCTGGCGCGCAACCTCCACAGCGAGGAAGAGCAGCGTTTCCGCGCCTCGCTGCCCGGGGTGGCGCTGCACCAGGAGGAGTACGACCTCTACCTCGATTTCACTGGCCAGTTCGGCATCGGCAACTGGCGCACCAGCTCCATGCGCCGACACCTGCTGGACGGTGAGTACCGCCAGGCGTGCGATGCGCTGCTCAAGTGGCGCCGCCAAGGCGGGCGCGACTGCAGCCTCCCGCAAAACTGGGGGCCGAAGGGCTGCAAGGGCGTGTGGACTCGGCAGCAGGAGCGGCACCGCAAGTGCCTGGAGGCGCAGTGATGATCAACATGCGGGCGATCACCCTCGCCAGCGGTGCCGGCCTGGCCGTTGGCCTGCTGCTGGGGATGACCCTGCAGGGGTGGCGCCTTGGTGCGGAGCTGGCCGACCTGCGAGCCGATCACGCCATGGAGCTGCAACGCCTCGCAGACACCCATGCCGCCGCACTCGCCGCTCAGCAGCAGGCCCGGCAGCACCTCGAGCAGCAGCTCGCAGCAATCGACACCCAGCGCTACCAGGAGCTGACCCATGCCCAAGCAAACACCGATCGCCTTGCTGCTGATCTCGCTTCTGCTCGCCAGCGGTTGCGCGTCCGAATCGATCCGGCCAGTTGCTCAGGATTGCCCACCACCACCGGCGCCCCCGGCTTGGATGATGGCGCGGGAGCCCGAGCAGACCTACACCCAGCAGATGCAGCGGCTCTTGTCCGAGTGACGGGGAGGGCGGATGAGTGCCGGGCCAGGCTGACAGCGCTGCAGGAGTGGGTGAGGGCGTTCGGGGAGCAGAAGTAGGTAGCTTTGGTCGGCCCTGAAGAGGACTAGTCCGCGGAGGCCAATACTTCAGCAACCCTGGCAGAGTGCTCGCCCTTTCCCTTGGTTGCAGTAGTCGTCTTGGTTGTCGTCCTAACACGTACACGTAGCTCATAGTGCCCAGCGTACGTGCGCGAGTCGAATAGGTTCGCCAGGTGCGCTGCGAACTGCTCGGTCAGCTCGACGCTGTTCAAGTACAGGGTCTTGTTGGTCAGCCGGCCGCTTGGAGATACGGACAGGGTGATGGGTGTCTCGCCGGCCTGGTCAGTGTGCTGAAGGTTACTCGGCAGCAGCTCGTTTGGGATGCGGACTTCAACCGTGGCGTACTCGACGACCGACCTGTTCGGGTAGTCCCCTGCTTGGCGTAATAGCGTCATCAACCTCTCCCGAATGAAGCAATCCATTTGCGCCCAACATAATTGCCCGGCTACCCCCACATCAATCGGATCCCCTGGACTTTTGTGCCATGGAGTTGAATTCGATGCCCTTGCTCGTTTGGGCCAGTCACATAGCGTTACCTTCGATCCAGATCGAGGATAGGCACTGTGAGCGATACGCCCGCCAAGACCACCAAGCCACGCAAACCGGCAGCCAAGAAGGATGCCGGCAAGTCGCGCCCTGTAGGCAGGCCGACCCTGTACCGCGCCGAGTTCGCCGAGCAGGCGCGGAAGATCTGCTTGCTGGGTGCAACTGATGCAGAGCTGGCGTCAGTTTTCGAGGTGAGCGAGCAAACGCTCAATAAGTGGAAGAAGCAGCATCCCGAATTTCTTGAGTCCATCACGCGAGGAAAGCTGATCGCAGACGCCGAAGTGGCCGATCGCCTCTACCAGCGTGCGCTCGGGTACAGCCACACGGCCGTCAAGATCATGACCGTTGCCAACCAGGTAGTACGCGAGGAGTACGTCGAGCACTACCCGCCCGATACCCCTGCGGCGTCGCTTTGGCTGCGCAATCGTCAGCCGGCGAAGTGGCGCGACAAGATCCAGACCGAGCACTCCGGCCCTGACGGCGGCCCGATCCAGGCGCGCGTGGCCATCGAGTTCGTCAACCCGCCGTGCCGCGAGGCCGAGGACGCATGACGGCAGCCACTCGACTGCAGCTCACCGCGAAACTGGCGCCGCTGTTCCAGCCCAGGCGCTACAAGGTGATGCACGGTGGCCGCGGTGGCGGCAAGTCGTGGGCTGTGGCGGCTGTGTTGCTGGTGATGGCAGCCGACCGGCCGTTGCGCATCCTCTGCGCCCGCGAGGTGCAGAAGTCGATGCGCGACTCGGTTCACCGCCTGCTCAAGGACACCATCGTCCGTCTGGGCCTGGAAGCGTTCTTCGAGGTGCTGGACAGCGAGATCCGCGGGGCCAACGGTTCGCTGTTCCTGTTCAGCGGCCTGCAGAGCCATACGGTCGACTCGATTAAGTCGTTCGAGGGTGTCGACATCGTGTGGGTGGAGGAGGCGCACGGCGTCTCCAAGAAGTCGTGGGACGTGCTGATCCCGACGATCCGCAAGGAGGGCAGCGAAATTTGGCTGACCCTCAACCCGGACATGGACACTGATGACACCTACGTCAGGTTCATCGCCGCACCGAGCAGCGACACCTGGGTGTGCGAGGTCAACTGGCGTGACAACCCGTGGTTCCCCGAGGTGCTCAACGAAGAACGCAAGAAGGCGAAGCGCACCAGCAGCCAGGAAGACTACGAGCACATATGGGAGGGTAAACCGCGGCGCGTGGCCGAAGGCGCAATCTACCGGCACGAGATCGACGCGCTGTATGCCGAAGGGCGAGTGTGCCCGGTGCCATATGACCCGCTGCTACCCGTGCACACCATCTGGGATCTGGGCTGGAACGACGCGATGACGATCATCCTCGCGCAGCGCGGTCCGCAGGACGTGCGGATCATCGACTACCTCGAGGACAGCAACCGCACCCTGGACTGGTACGTGGCCCAGCTGGAGCGGCGCCCGTACCGCTGGGGCGTCGACTATTTGCCGCACGACGGCCGCACGCGCAATTTCCAGACCGGCAAGAGCACCGAGGAACTGCTGCGCGAGCTGGGCCGCAGGCAGGTGGTCGTGCAGTCGGCCACCAGCGTGGAGGAGGGCATCAAGTCGGCGCGCCTGCTGTTCCCACGCTGCTACTTCGATCAGGCCCGGACTGCCCGGCTGGTCGAGTGCTTGAAGCGCTACCGCCGCGACATCCACACCAAGACCGGCGAGCCGATGGCGCCGCTGCATGACGAGTTCAGCCACGGCGCCGACGCGTTCCGCTATCTCGGCCAGGCTGTGCACCAGATGCCGAGCGCTCACGCTGCCGATGACTATGAAGAAGCCCCACCGCCGGACTGGCGCACCTGACCGAGGAACCCCATGGACGCCGCGAACATCAAGGCCCCTGAGGCGCCGGCTGACGAGCTGGCGCTGAACCTGAACGAATACACCGAGATCATGGCGGAGATTGAGGAGCAGCCGCGCTGGCGAACGACTGCCGACCGGGAGATGGACTATGCCGACGGCAACCAGCTGGCCAGCGATCTGCTCCAGCGGCAGCGTGAGCTGGGTATACCGCCGGCGGTCGAGGACCTGATAGGCCCGGCACTGCTGTCGATCCAGGGCTACGAGGCGACCATCCGTACCGACTGGCGCGTCACCGCTGCCGGCGGTACCGGCGGGCAGGATGTGGCCGACGCGCTCAACTACAAGCTCAACCAGGCCGAGCGCGAGAGCCGCGCCGACCGCGCCTGCTCGGATGCGTTCCGCGGCCAGATCGCCGTCGGTATCGGATGGGTCGAGGTACGCCGCGAGAGCGATCCATTCAAGTTCCCCTACCGCTGCCAGGCCGTGCACCGCAACGAGATCCACTGGGACTTCGCCGCGCAGGAGCCCGATCTTTCCGATGCGCGCTACCTGCGCCGGCAACGCTGGCTGCATCCGTCGCGGCTGGCGCTGATGTTCCCGCAGCACCGCGAGTTGATCCTGAGCATCGATCGACACGGTCCCGGCTGGTGGGCTGAACAGGCCATCGAAGCGGCAGACGGCGGCAGTTCGACCGGACTGAACAATGCCTGGGCCGAGGCGCGCGCGTGGACCGCGCTGGAGGAGCGCTGGTACAACCCGACCAGCAAGGAGGTCTGCGTCGCTGAGGTCTGGTACCGGCGCTGGGTTCGTGTGCCGGTCATCAAGACGCCGGACGGCCGCGTGGTGGAGTTCGACGAGGGCCACCTGGCGCACCAGGTGGCGGTCGCCTCGAGCGCGACTGTGCCGCAGATGGCGGTGGTGGCGCGCGTGCGCCGCAGCTACTGGCTCGGCCCGCACCTGCTGGACGATGCCCCGAGCCCGTACAGCCACAGCCACTTCCCATACGTGCCGTTCTGGGGCTTCCGTGAGGACACCACGGGCGTGCCCTACGGCTACGTGCGCGGGATGATCTATCCGCAGGACTCGCTCAACAGCGGCATCAGCAAGCTGCGCTGGGGGTTGTCCGCAGTGCGCACTGAGCGGACCAAGGGCGCGGTGGCGATGAGCGATGCGCAGTTCCGCCGGCAGATCGCCCGCGTGGATGCGGACATCGTGCTGGACGCCGATCACATGGGGCGCAATGGCGCTCGCTTTGAGGTCAAGCGCGACTTCCAGCTCAACGCTCAGCACTTCCAGATGATGCAGGATGCGCGGCAATCGATTCAGCGAGTCTCGGCCGTCACTGCGGGCTTCATGGGCAAGCAGGGCACGGCTACGTCTGGGCTGCAGGAGCAGACGCAGGTGGAGCAGTCGAACCAGTCCCTGGCACGGGCGATGGATAACTTCCGCGCCGCGCGAAGCATGGTCGGCGAGCTGCTGCTGTCGATGATCATCGACGACCTGGGCGATCAGGAGCAGGTGGTCGTCATCGAGGGTGACGCAGTGCGCGAAGATCGCACGGTGGTCATCAACAAGCCCGAGGTCGATCCAGTCAGCGGCTATCACTACCTGAGCAACGACTTGCTGCGCACGCGTCTGCAAGTGGCGCTCGAGGAGGTACCAAGCACCGCCAGCTACCGCGGCCAGCAACTCAACGCCATGTCCGAGGCGGTCAAGTCGCTGCCGCCGCAGTACCAGGCCGCCATGATGCCGTTCATGGTCAGCCTCATGGACGTGCCATTTAAGCGCGACGTGGTGGAAGCAATCCGCGCTGCTGCCCAACAGGAGAGTCCAGAGCAGGTCGAGCAGCGCATCCAGCAGGCGGTGCAGGATGCTCTGGCCAAGTCCGGCGCGGAGTTGAAGCTGCGCGAGCTGGCGATCAAGGAGCGCAAGAGCGAGTCGGAGATCGCCGAGATCCAGGCGCGCGCGGTGCAGATCGGCGTGCAGGCGGCCTACAGCGCCATGCAGGCTGGTGTGCAGGTGGCCAGCATGCCGCAGATCGCCCCCATCGCCGATGCCGTCATGCAGGGCGCCGGGTACCAGCGGCCGAATCCCGCCGGGCAGGATCCGAACTTCCCGGTGTCGACCGGCGCGCAGACGCCGCAGGTCAGCCAGCCCACGCCCGGGGTTCAGCAGAACACCAGCCCCGCCTACCCACCGGTACCGCAGGATGGTCCGTCGCCGATGCAGGGGATCGAGACGCCCAGGCCCGACGACAACCTACAGGCCTGACCAGCCAACTACATCCTCGATCTGGCCCGCCAATGTGCGGGCCTTTTTGTTCCTGCTCCAAGGGGTTGCGCAGCCTCTCCAGTCACATAGCGTCCGCTACATCGATCGGCAATCGCCCGTCGAGATCAACTGAAACCCATGCGGCCACGGCGACATGTGGCGGGACAGGTATGAGCAGAGCAGACGATTTCATCCAGCAACACGCAACCGACGGCACCCTGACCACTGAGCAGGCGGCCCAGCTTCTTGAGCTGGCCATGGGCGATACCGGCACCTCGCCGGACAGCAGCGAGGCGCCCGCCGCTGCCCCTGAGCAGCAGCAACCCGAGCCGTCGGGCGAGCAACCCCAGGCGCAAGCCGCCGAGCCTGAGCCGGCCGATGCCGTGCTGATGGCGAAGGACGGCAAGCACACCATCCCCTACGAGCGGCTGACCGAGGCTCGCCAGCAGGCCCAGCAGTACAAGGGTCAGCTGGAAGAGAAGCTAACTCGCATGCAGGACCTGGAGCAGGAGCTGGCAGCCGCCCGTGCGGCAGCGCAGCAACCTGCCAGCGTCGAGCAGAAGGCTCCCGATGTGGAGCAGGAAGCCGACATCAAGGTCCTGCGCCGCCAGCTCCGCGAGGCGATCTACGAAGGCGACGACGACAAGGCCGAAGCTCTGGAAGACCAGATCGACAGCCTGACCGCCAAGCGCCAGGTATCTATCGCCGAACAGCGCGTCGCCGATCTTCGTAAGGAGATCGAGTCCCTGCAGAAGTACAAGCAGGAAGACGCCGCGGCGGCCCACTACCGCGCCATCTACGAGAAGCACCCGGACGCTGACTCCATCGCCGAGAGCAAGGAGCTGGTTGAGTGGATCGACTCGCAGGTGAATGCGCTGCCGTCGGCCGTGCGTGCCGATGTACGCGCCGGCTACGAGCGGGTGCTTCAGAGCGGGAGCGCGCAGGAGGTGGTGGAGCTGCTCGATGCGTTCAAGGTTGGACGGAATCAACAACCACCGGCGGACCTCAAGGCTGCCGCACAACAGGCCGTCGCCAAGGCCGCGGCAGCGGCGCCCGCCAGCCTTTCGGACATTCCGGGTGGCCGGGTGGCGCCGACGTCGCGCGACGAGGCGCTGGCAAGCATGAGCGGCCCCGAGCTGGCCGACGCCATGGCGAGCATGACCCCGGAGCAGATCGAAGCCTATCTGAGCCGGAGTCTGTGAGCCGACAGTCCCGAATTAGGAGCACTCCATGACCAGCAAGACCAACATGGGTTACGGCGATCCGCAGGCGATGGTGCAGCAGGCGGTTGGCCTGTTCGCCACCCATTGCCAGCGCAATTCGACCATGGCCCGCCTGACCGGCAAGATGCCGACCGGCACCGCCGGCGCCGAAGCCACCCTGCGTAAGCAGACCACCCAGCACATGCCTATCGTCCGCTGCCAGGACCTCGGCAAGGGCAAGGGCGACGAGGTCACCTTCCACCTGCTCAACCCGGTCGGTGGCTACCCGATCATGGGCGGCGAGTACGCCGAGGGCCGCGGCGTGGGCATGAAGCTGTCCGAGGACCGCCTGCGCGTGAACCAGGCGCGCTTCCCGCTGGACCTGGGCGACACCATGACCACCATCCGCAGCCCGGCCGACTTCCGCCGCCTCGGTCGCCCCGTCGCCCAGCAGAAGATGGACCAGTACGTCGACCAGTCGCTGCTGGTGCATATGGCCGGCGCCCGCGGCTTCCACGACAACATCGAGTGGGCCGTGCCCACCGAGGCGCACGCCAAGTTCGAGCCGATCATGGTCAACAAGGTCAAGGCGCCGACCAAGAACCGCCACTACATCGCCGACGGCGGCAATGGCATCAAGCCGTTCGCGGCCAATGCCGGCGAGATCGACCTGGCCACCACCGACCTTCTGAAGATGGACACCATCGACGGCGTCCGCACGGTGATGGAGCAGATTGCTCTGCCGCCGCCGGCCGTGGTGTTCGAGGGCGACAAGGCAGCCACCGACTCGCCAATCCGCGTGCTGCTGGTGTCTCCGGCACAGTACAGCGGCTTCTCCACCGATCCGAACTTCCGCAGCCTGCAGGCTTCGGCCATGGCACGTGCCCAGCAGGCCGGCGGCCACCCGTTGTTCATGGGGGATGCCGGCCTGTGGAACGGGGTACTGATCGTCAAGATGCCCAAGCCCATCCGCTTCTATGCCGGCGACACCCTCCGCTACTGCGAGGCCTACGACAGCGAGGCGGAGTCCAGCTGCAAGGTGCCGGATAGCTTCACCGACAGGTTCGCCGTTGACCGCGCAATCCTGCTCGGCGGCCAGGCGGTGGCCGAGGCGCTGGCGGCCAGCGAGAAGTCGAAGATCCCGTTCTTCTGGAGTGAGAAGGAGCTGGACCACGGCGACAAGATTGAGCTGCTGCTCGGTGCCATCCGCGGCGTGTCGAAGATCCGCTTCGCCATCGAACACGGCGACGGCGTGCAGTTCACCGACTACGGCGTGACCGCCATCGACACCGCCGTGCCGATCATCGGCGCTCGCAAGTGATGACCTGGGCCGGGTAACACCGGCCCAGCCTTCCGTTTCGAGATGAGGAGCCGCACATGGCCACCGTAAAGATCAAGCAGTACCACGCCCGCCAGTTCGGCGGTGCCGCAGGCGCCTACGGCAACAGCACCCGCCTGCATTTCCAGCTCAAGACCAACGCCACGGGCGCTGCCATCGGTGCCGATTCCAGCGCCGCATTGGCCTCCGGCGATGTGGTGGATCTCGGCCCGCTGCCGGCTGGCATGCGCCTGGACGACAGCCTGTTGATCATCTCCGCCGGCATGACCGCCACCATCACCGGCAAGCTGGGTTTCAAGTACGAGGACGGCGCGGACTCCGCCGTAGTGCCGCAGGACGATGACTATTTCGGCGCCGACCTTGATCTGGCCGCTGCTGCGCGTCTGCGCAACGCCACCAGCAACGCGCCAGTGGTGCTGCCCAAGCCGGCCCGACTGATCCTGACCACAGCTGCGGCTGCCAACGCCAAGGCCAGCCAGCTGGACATCGTAATCAGCGGCGAGCTGACCGGCCAGTAACTGGAGGAGGGGGCTTCGGCCCCCTGCTTCTTCGTAGAGGAGCATGCCATGCAGGTAGTGAAGTACATCGGCCGCAAGCCATTCGTTGACCGGCTCTACGGTTCCGGCCTGCCGTTCGAGACTGACCAGGTGCGATCGGTACCGATCGAGCTGGCCCGCCGGTTCCTGCGTCATCCTGAGTTTGCGCCTGAGGAGATGCCGGCGCAGGTAGAGCAGACCCAGGGCGACGACACGGCAGTGCTGCTAGATGAGTCGGCGAGGGAGCAGGCGCAGCAGCACGAGCAGCTCAACGCCCTGCAGGAACTGCGCGACCAAGTGTCGTACATGGACAAGGACGCGCTCGAGCAATTCGCCAAGACCAAGTACCGGCATGACATCGACAAGCGCCGCAGTGTGGCCAGCCTGCGCGAGCAGGTGACCGGCCTGATTGACCAGTTCGGGGCCGTGTAATGACCCGCGATGAGCTGGTGCGCGAGTTCCGCATTGCCACTCAGGACCGGGTAGATCCGTACCGCTGGCCGACCGACTGGCTGGAAGGCTGGCTCAAGGAGGCCGAGGCCGAGGCGTGCGTGCGCGCTCGCCTGCTGCATGAGTCGGAAAACGAGGACGTGTGCGAGGTCGACGTGTACGCCGGCGAGGGCAGCTTTCCGCTGCATCCTGCTCTGTACGAAATCGACCACATCGCCTACCGCCAGGCTGGCGAAACCTGCCGTCGCCCGATCCGGCTGGTATCGCAGGAGTGGCTGGACGACAACCTGCGTGACTGGCGCGACCGTGCCGGGCGGCCGGAGTACGCCATCCAGGGTGACACCACAATCCGCCTGATCCCAAAGCCTGACGCCGATGGCGTGCTGCTGCTGGAGGGCTACCGCACGCCGCTGGAGCGCACCGGGGAGTGGCGCCCGGAGATTCACCGCGCGCACCACCTGCAGCTGTTGCAGTGGCTGCTGTTCCGCGCCTACAGCGTTCCGGATGCCGACCTGGCTGACCCGCAGCGCGCCGCGATGGCCGAAGGCACGTTCACCGACTACTTCGGCGCCCGCTCGGACAGCGATCTGCGCCGCATCACGCGCGAAGACGCCGACCACCACAACAAGGCCTGGGTCTGACCATGAACGCACCCGTCTACGACCTGACCATCGCGCGCGGCAAGACCTTCGAGTACGCCTTTCTGTACTCCGAGGATGCCAGCAACCCGCTCTATGCGGACATTGCGGCCATCACCGACACCGCGCCCGTCACCCTCAACGTGCCGGCCCATGGACTGCCGGACGGCTGGCCCGTCCGCATCGAGGGCGTGGCCACCCCAAGCCAGCTGAACACGGCCGCCCGCGACCTGCAGAGCGATATGTCGCGCGTCGTGGATGCCGACCATGTGCTGCTGGCGGGAATCAACGGCAGCAGCTGGCGCGACTACCGCGGCGGCGGCCAGGTGGTCTACGCCAAGCCGTTCGACCTGACCGGCTGCCATGCCCGCGCCACCGTGCGCGACCGCGCGGGCGGCAATGTGCTGTTCCGCTGGCACAGCTCGCCGGACATGGAGCGTGACGGGGCGATCGAAATGGACGCCGAGGGCTGCCAGATCGTGCTGATCATCGACGCCGCCACGTCGGCTGCACTGCCGTGGCGTCGCGGGGTGTACGAGCTGGAACTGATCGACGCCGCCGGGCGCGTGCATGCCGTGACCGCTATCAGCCGAATCAACGTGACGAAAGAGGTAACGACCTGATGGGGGACCACCAATGAGCGTAATTGCGGCTGGACTGCGCGGCGGGCGGGGCGATCCCGGCCTGCCGTTCCGCGTGGACAAGCAGGGCACCCTGGCCGAGCGCGCCAACTACAACACCCAGCTGGCGGGCTTCACCTACCTGGCCACCGACAACGGCTACCTGTACTTCAAGGAGTCGCTGCCCGGCGCCTGGAGCGCCGGCATGCTGTTCCGTGGGCCTGCCGGGCCGCGCGGCGGCGGTATCACGCTGCTCGGCAGCCTGGCATCCGTTGACCAGCTGCCGGCTACCGGCATCGTCGGCAATGCCTGGATGATCGCCGGGCATGCCTGGGTCTGGAACGGCTCCGCATGGGAGGACGCCGGGCAGATTCAGGGTGACAAGGGCGAGCCGGGCATCAATGGCGTCGACGGCCGCAGCATTGCCACGCTGGCGATCAACGATCAAGGCCGCTTGATAGCCACCTATACCGATGAGTCGACGCAGGATGCTGGCCAGGCGCGCGGTGCCGATGGCACTGGCATCACGTCGGTTGCCATCAACGGCAGCAATCGCCTGCTGGTCACGCTGTCCACTGGTGCCGTTCTGGATGCCGGCCAGATCGCCACCCTGCAGGGTCGCGGTATCAGCAGTGCCGTGGTCAACCTGTCGGGGAATCTGATCGTCACCTACACCGACGGCGCCACGGCTGACGTGGGGCACGTTGTCGGCACCGATGGCGATGACGGGATTGGCATCGCCAGCATGAGCGTCAACGGCACCGGCCACCTGATCGTCACCCTGACCAGCGGCACCGTGCTCGATGCCGGCCAGCTCCCGGTGCTCGACGGCGTTGGCGCCGACGGCAAGGGCATTGCCGGCGTCTCTTTCGACGCGAACGGCCACCTCATCATCACCTACACCGACACCACCACGCAGGATGCCGGCGCGCTGCCGACCGGCGAGGAAGTGGCGGCCCTGCAGGCGCAGGTGCAAAGCCTCCTTGAGCGCATTGCGACCCTGGAGGGCTACCACGCAGTTCCCACCAATGTCCTGACTGACCAGAACGGCGCCCACCTGACCGACCAGAACGGCAACTACCTGACCTTTGGAGTAGCAGCATGAGCCAACACATCGTAACCGGGGCAGGCGCCCCGCTGGTCGCGCCGCCGAGCATCGGCGCGCACTACACCGACCTGACCAGCAAGCAGGAATACATCGCCTTTGGCACCCTGACTGCCGAGGACTGGGTGCTGCAGGAGAAGGGCGGAACTGCCGCTGCTGCCGTCGCCGCGCATGTCGCTGACGCCGTCCCGCACACCCAGTATGTGCAGAAGGATGGCGCCAAGCAGCTGAGCACCGAGGATTACACCACCGCGGAAAAGGCCAAGCTCGCCGGCCTGGAGTCCTCGCACTTCAAGGGGCTGCATGTCGACCTGGCCGCGCTGATCGCTGCCGTTCCGGCTCCCGTCGACGGCGACTATGCCGACGTGGATACCGGCCTGGGCGCGGAAGTGGTGCGCCATGTATGGGACAGCTCCGATAGCGAGTGGAAGCCCCAGCTCGGGCAGAGCGCGCAGCTGACTGCCGCGCAGATCAAGAGCGAGTACGAGAGCAATCCCAACACCAACGCATACACCGACGCCGAAAAGACCAAGCTGGCTGGGCTGGAAAGCTCCCACTTCAAGGGCCTGTTCGTCGACCTGGCCGCGCTGACTGCCGCTGTGCCGGCCCCCGTCGACGGCGACTATGCCGACGTGGATGCCGGCATTGGCTCGGAAGTGGTACGTCACCTGTGGGACAGCTCCGACGCTGCCTGGGTGCCGCAACTTGGCGCGAGCGCGCAGCTGACCGCCGCTCAGGTGAAAAGCGAGTACGAGAGCAACCCCGACACCAATGCTTTCACCGATGCCGAAAAGACCAAGCTGGCTGGGCTGCAGAATGGCCTGGCGGTTGGTGACGTGCTGCTGACTCTGCGTGACCCCGGCGCAAGCCATGTCGCGCCAGGCTCTACCCAGCTGCAGGCCACCTATCCCGAGCTGTTCGCACTGATCGGCCTTACGGGAGGCTCTGGCCCCAGCGATGGCGCTTCTTGGGGTGGGAACCTGTACCCCGCAGGCGCTGCCGCCATGGACGTTGTGCGTGTCGCAAACGACGGCACCAACACCTTCATGGCTGTCGAGTACAAGGGTGGCGAGATTTTCCGCAGCACCGACGACGGCGCCACCTGGGCACTCCTGACCGGCTTTGGCGCGAACGACTGGGCATATTCCATCGCAGGCGATGGCACCGGCGTATGGATCGTCACCGGCGATGCCGGCTTCTACCGCACTACCGACAACGGGAACACCTGGGCGTTCACGGCCAACCCCGTATCGGCCAAGCCGGCTCTTTGCATTGATACCGATCGGGCAGGCGTCTGGATGGCCGGCGGGAGCGGCGGCACCATGTATCGCTCCGCTGACAACGGCGTTACCTGGGGCACCGTGACCAGCGGGTTTTCGCTCACGAAAATCACCGACATTGCCACCGACATGGCTGGGAACTGGGTAGCTACTGGCTGGGCTGGCAAGATGTCTCGATCCGTGAACAACGGCGCTTCTTGGTCGCTGGTGATGTATCCGAGCGGAGTTCCCAACCTCTCCTGGGTATCCACCAACACCATCGGCAAGTGGATTGCGGGTGGCGCAGACAACGGCACCGGCCCTTGGGCCGTGTCAATCGACAACGGCGCTACTTGGACCTACAAAGATGCCCTTCTCATGGTCGGCAGGATGCAAGGCAGTGCGAATGGCAAATGGGTAGGCGCTGGCGCCAGCATCTTCCATTCTGCGGACGACGGGGATACCTGGACTTCAGTTGCCAGCGAGATGGTTGGCGATATTGCCGTGCATGGCGCCCAATGGGTTGCCACCGGCTACGCCAAGATTCTCCGTTCTGGCGACCTATACCCCTACAACGCGGCTACGGAGTTCCTCGTTCCCGAGGTGACAGCGCCGGTTGGCGCCACTGCCTACATCAAGGCGACGGCGTAACACCAAAAGAGAAAGCCCGCTCCGGCGGGCTTTTTTCATGCCTTGCCGCAAGCGGGGAGTCACATAGCCTCACCGCACGACCTTTCATACTGGAGCATTCAGCATGGCGATTCTGCGCAACTGGGCAGGCGGCATCGACAACCTGTCGCCTGCCGACCGCATCCCCGATGGCTATGTGCGCGCCATGGTCAACCTCGACCCACTACCGGGCGGCGGCCTGGGCCTGCGCGGCGGCGCCGAGCAGCTGCTGGCCTGCGCCGACTGCCGTGGCGCATTCGCGGTGGGGCGCTATCTGGTGATCGCCGACGGCGCACGGCTGCTGTCCTACAGCCTGGACGCTGGCAGCGTGGCCGAGCTGACTGCCAGCCTGCCGGACGGGCCACTGACCGCCAGCGAGCTGAATGCCCAGCTGTACCTGTCCACCCCGGCGGCGCAGTACCGCACCGATGGCGTGCGCCTGGTGCGCTGGGACGTGCCGCCGCCGGCCTTCACCGCCGCGGCGCTGCCGGGCGGCAGTCTGGCCGGGCAGTACAAGGTGGCTGTCACCGCCCTGGGCGAGGATGGCGAGGAGTCCGGCGCCGTGCCGCTGGTGGTGACGATGGACGGCGCCCGGCTGCAGGTGATCAGCGACGACCCCCGCCCTCTGCGCCTGTACGTCTCACCGGCCGACTCGGCGAGCCTGTACTACCAGGGCCAGATCCTCGGCGGCGTGGCGCTGATCGAGGCGCCGACCGACGACAAGGCACGGCTGACCACTGCGCATCTGGACACCATGCCGCCGTCCGAGCTGCTGGTCAGCCACCATTCCGTGCTGGTCGGCGCCGTTGGGCGCTATGTGTTCCTCAGTGAACCGATGATGCCGCACCTGACCAACCCGGTGACGCGCTTCTTCCAGTACGGCAGCGACGTGCAGGCGCTAGTGCCGACTGACTCCGGCGTGTTCGTGGTGCTGGCCGACCGAACCTACCACCTGACCGGCGTGGAAACCGAGGCGCCGAGCCAGCGCCACATCGACAACATCGGCGGCCTGGCCGGCTCTGGCGTGGCCCTGCCCGACGGCACCGCGGCATGGTTCAGCCGGCATGGGCTGGTGATCGGCGGCAGCGACGGCAGCACCGCCGCACCCAGCCGGTCCCGGCACGCTCCCATGCAGGCCGAGCGCGCCGCCTGTGGCGTACTCGAGCACCAGGGCGTCATTCGCGTGGTGGCCTGCCTGCAGGGCGACGTGTGGGCCAACCCGCGCGCCCGGTTCTCGGATGCCCTGGAGGACGTGACCTATGCCGTCGCGCTGGATACCGGCGCCGTCACCCTGTACCAGGGATTCGCCTTCGAGGGCTTCACCGGCCGCGACGGCGCATCCTTCGCCTGGAAGGCTGATGGCGTGTACCGGCTTGGCGTGGTGGTCGACGAAGCAGCTCCGATTGATGCCCGTGCCGAGTTTCCGGCCACCGACTTCGGAACCAACGCCGTGAAGCGTCTGCAGACCGCGTGGCTGGCGCTGGACACCGACGGCCAGGCCACCCTGCAGGTCGCCGTGGATGGTGGCCCGCACCACCCCCATCGCGTGCTGGGAACCGCTGGCACCCGCAAGGCGCCACTGGCGCGCGGCCTGCTCGGTCGCCGCTGGACCTTCACCCTGGAGCTGCTGGAGGCGAGCCATGCCGCCCTGGACAGTATCGAAGTCGAAGCCGGCGCCGCCCAGCGCCGCATCAAGTAAGCAGGAGTTCACCGCATGTCTCTCGACGCACAAGCCTCGGCACTGATGACCCTGGCCAACTCCGCGCTCTCGCAGGCGTCCGACGTGGCCAGTCGCATCGTTCGCGTGGATGCCAACTTTTCCACCAACTTCTCGCACACCATCACCGATTCGACCCCCGCGCTGGCGCCCAGCACCGACCTTGCCAGCCTGGTCGGCACGCCGGTTGAGTTCAATTACACGGCGACCCTGCCGGCCGTGAGCGCGCCCAGCGACCCGAGCGCCCTGCTGGTGCCGGGCGCTGCGTTCGACCATGCGGTTTCTGCACCGAGCTTGGCGACTCCCGGCGATACCAGCCTGCTGCTGGGCACCGACCTGCGGTTCAATCACACGGTCAGCACGCCAGCGGTGGCCAAGCCAGGCGCGCCTGTCGTGGATCTGGAGGGCGAGGTGGCCGAGTCCACCCTGGCGTGGCTGGACGGCCAGGCCGAGGTCTGGTTCACCCGCTTCTTCCCCGAGCTGGCGGCAGCCAACGCCAACAAGGACAAGCCCGAGCAGTGGTTGTGGGGCGTGATCAGCGGGACCGACCCCTTCGGCATAGCGCCGGCCGCCTTCACCGCCATCTGGAACCAGGCCCGCGACCGCGAGTACCGGGCACGCAACAGCGCGTCCGACCAGATTCGCCAGGAGTTTTCGGCGCGCGGCTTCACCCTGCCGCCGGGCGCCATGGTCGGCGCCATTGCTCGCAGCGAGGAGGCCGCCGCCGATGCGATTGCGGGCGTCAACCTGGCGCAGATGATCCGCGAGTCGGAAATCAAGGTCGATCTGCTCAAGTTCGCCGAGGAGCAGGCGCTGCGCCTCAAGGCTGGCGTGATGCAGTCCCTGGCCGACTTCTACCGGCAGTGGATCAGCCTGCCCGACAAGAGCTATGAGAAGGGCCGCCTGCAGGTGGCCGCCTACGATTCCCTGCAGCGAGCGCTCGGCGACTACTACCAAGTCGAGACTCGTTTCGAGGAACTGCGCATGAAGGCGGCCGAGCTGCGCGCCACCGGCGGCATCGAGGAGTCCAAGCTGCGCGTGTCGGCGTACAGCACCATGAACGAGGCGCTGACCCGCTACCAGTCCGGTGAAATCAGCCTGGAGGAGTTGAAGCTGCGGGCTGAGCAACTGCGCTCGACTGGAGCACTGGAGGAATCGAAGCTCAAGGTATCCACCTACGGCGCCCTGCAGAATGCGATGAGCGATTACTACCGCATCCAGCGCGAGTACGAGGCGCTACGCGCCGATCTGGCCAAGGTCGGTGTAGATGCTGGCGCCGAGGTTGGGCGTCTCAAGGTGGCTGCCTACAGCGCTCTGCAGGGCGCACTGACCGCCTACCTCAACGGCAAGATCAGCATCGAGGAATTGAAGCTGAGCGCCAAGAAGCTGGCCGTCGACGGCGAGATTGCCGCTCAACGCAACAATGCCACTGTCACCGAGGGCACGGCGAGTTCGTGGAACGCCGCCTACGGGCATGCGGCCAACGCTTTCGCCGAGATTGCCGGCCAGGCTGCTTCTGCTGCCAGCACCCTCAACGCGCAAATCACCAGCGGCTAAGGGGCGCAGAATGGCGCTGATCTTCCGGCCAGTCTCACGAAGGGCCGCGCTAATGCGGCCTTACGCGAAGCGCCTGGCAAACTCCCTGAGAAATCGCAAGGGCGTCCGCACAATCGTTGTCGGCGGCTACATCATGCACGCGACCAGCGACGGCAAGAACGTAGTCGTCAAGGTGGTAAGCCCGCCACGGCTGGTCGGGTCAATTTCAAGCGAGTTCTACCACAAGCCCATCGAGGGGAAGCCTGTCGTCTGGACGACTTCTGTGAACCAGGAGGGGTGGCCGTACCAGGCCGAAGAAGGGAGTGAGGAGCCAAACCCAGACCTAACCGTAAAGCGCCCTGGAAACTCATTCTCAGCGGGCTACCTGGCATGGCAGAGCACCGGGCTTTTAGTGACCGGGGCCGTTCCTGCCGGGCTTGCTTCATCGGTTTTTGCCGGAGCATTCATTAAGGTATCAAGCTACACAAGCTATATCGCCGCCTTTCGATGCACCGGAGCAATGGCGTCCGGATCTGCATACACCGGCCTGAACAACCATCAGCATATGATTTCGCACTCTAGCGGGATAAAAAACCCTGCAAGCGCAGGACTCATCGCAATCTCCTGGCCTTTCATGGATGGATTTGGCCAGGGCGCTATTGCCGCCGGCGTTGAGTGGGGCGCCAGCAGCGGGATTCTTGTTGGCTCGGCATTCAACAATGAGCCTTTCGGGGGAGATCATGCGGCCTGTTTCAGGTACAAGCTGAACAAGGCGGAAGGATCAAGCTATTACTCGGTCGTTGTTCAGCACCAAAAAGACTGGGCGGACTCTAGCCTGCTCGGCGTCGCCTGGGCAAAGAATGCCGGATTCAAGGTGTCGGATGAAGACCTTGAAACGGACCCTTCTGCCGCTGATGCCATGTTCATCCTTCACCGAAGGAGCAATCACCGCCAGGTGTCGACCGCCTACTTCATTGCGTCGAGCGAGGACACTACGCCATGTCCGCAGAGTCCAGAAGGCCATTGGGATGCTGGGCCAATATGCTCGGCGATAACCCGGTTCAAGGGCAATATGTGGGTATGGCCTAATGCCTATCACAGATGGCCCGAGGAGTCGTACTACCTCCCTGCCTACGACCATGAAACGGTGCTTGTGGTGTCGCACGCTGACGGCAGCACGGATGAGATTGAGCTATCCAACGGCACCACAGATCCCACCGATATTACGCGGAGCAATGAAACAAGTTACCGGGCGGTATTTGGCGTCAGCACAGTCGACGGAAAGCCAAGACTCCTGTGCAGAGCGTACACGCCAGAGTTCATCATGACCCCGCCAGATCCCGGCGAGGTTGGCTTTATTGATCGGCCGATGTACCAGAAACAGTGTTACGAAAGCACAAACGGAACCGTCGAGGAGGAAATGGGGTCTGGCGTAATGATCCAGGCGGTATTCAGAGAGCCAACAAAGGGCAAGGTTACAGTAAAGCAATTCACCCCAGGCGAAGCATTTAATGCTACCAAGTGGGTTCTTGTTGGTCCTGGCGGCGAGAAAGTCGAACTTGGCTTGGGTGGCAGCGCTCCAGTCTCTTACATCCAGGGCGAGGGAAAGATGCTGCCTTATTGTGCATACGCGCCAGGTCTTTTTGCTGTTGTTGTTGCGACACAGGGCGCACTCATTGATGGAGGCATCGAGGGTGGCGAATATGACAGCGATTATCTCCCGATAAGCATCAAGGTGTTTTCGGCAAGCACTGGCGCGCAAGTCGCATCGTCTGGAACGCTTATGAGCGTATCCAGATCGGACATGGTTTTTCTAACCTGCGCAAAGGCCGGCAAGGTTGATCCTGATAGCGGAGCAATCACCGAGCATGCAACGCTATTCCTGACCGCCACGTCAAAGGTTGACCGCTATACCCAGGGGGTTCCAACTTCGGCGCAGCTGTATGCAATAGAAAATCTTGGGGCGCCTAGAGTTGTTGCCAGCGCGCCGCCAGGGTCTGCGGTTTTCGATTTTGGCAGCCCGCTGGAGTCTGTGCGAGCAGGAGCGGTGCCGCGCTATGTTCCGCCGCAACCTCCGGCATAGCTTGCCTACTGCCGGCAGTCACATAGCCTCGGGGCACTCTCTACAGGAGCGCCCCATGGCCATCAGCGACTACCCCGGCGATCTTCCGCAGCTCAAGCGTCGCCAAGAAATCATTGGCCAGGGCAGCGCCCCGGCCGGCATCGGCCTTACTCCCGAGCAAGCCAAGGCCCAGCGTGACGCCGAGTGGCGCAAGGGCTCCATCCAGCGTCAGCAGCAGTTCAAGCAGGGCGTGAGCGATGCCGTCGGCACGGCTGCCGGCTCGATTGCCAGCATCCCGTTGGGCATCGGCAAGGCGCTGGCCAATGCCAACGTCTACGACCGTCCGTTCGACTACAGCACTCCCGCGAAAGAGGCTGCCAAGCCTGGCGCAACGCCGCGGCAGCAGGCCGGCGGCATCATGGCCTTCGACGCAGCGCAGCGCGCCACTGACGCGGGCATTGCCTACGACAAGCAGATGCGCGCCATGCCCCGGCCATCCGCGCCCATCCCTGACACCTTGAAGGCGCCGAGCGGCGGCGTAGTCGCGTCAGGCGGTGCTGGCGGAATAACCGCAGATCCTTCCTCGCAGCAGTCTGCCGCGCAACCAGATGAGCAACCCGTCGCTGTCGAGCGCGGACAGTTTGGCGAGGTCGGCTATGGCGGGATCGTCGGGCGCGTGAATGCCGATGGCGTAGCCGAGTTCAGCAACCTGTCCGGCGACCAGCAGGCGGGCGCGGGACGGCAGTTCTCAGCGGGCGGCCTGCGTCCGCAGCGAGAGCGCGTGGATATTCCGGCAATCCCCGACGAGGATCGCCGCGCCATGCCACAAGGGCCTGCCGGATCGCGCAACCTGGCGTCCGGCAGCAATGTGCGCACGGATGCCGAGGAGTTCGCGCGACTGGGGTCTGCGGCCAACATCGGCAACGGTATCGGCACCTTTTCGCAAGGAGCCGCAGGCGATGCCGCATTGGCCGCCGAGCGCTTCGAGCGCGCCAACGCCGAGCGCGCCAAGACCATCGACATGCTCAGGCAGTACGAGCCGAGCGGCATAAGCGGTAATCGTGGGCCGATGACGCTGGACGATGCCCTGCAAGCTCGCCTTGGCCTGCGTCAGCGCGAGTCCGACCGCGCCGACCGCGAACTACGCCAGCGTGGCATCGAGGCCGGCATGGATCGCAGTCTGCGCGAGCGCGAGCTGACCGCCGCCGAGCAGCGCAACCAGCTGGAAGGCCAGCGTACTCAGCAGGAAATCGAGGCAGGCGACATGACCCTGGCCCAGCAGCGGCGCGTGGAAGAACTGTCCGCTCGCATAGCTGATCCAGCCACGGACGCGGCCGAGCGCGAATCCCTGCTTCGCACCTACAGCCAGCTGACAGGCAAGAAACTCGACAGCGGCACCATCAAGCTCAAGCGAGCCAGCGCCGACCCGCTGACCGGAGCCAAAACCGAGGAGGAGTATCTGGCAGACGCCCGCACCGGGCGTCCGCTGGTGGATCAAGGGGGGCAGGGTAGCGCTGCCATCTCGAGTGACCAAAAGGCGATCGCCATCCGCGACAACCCGCAGCTGACCCGTGAGCAGAAGGTCGCCCAACTGAAAGCCCTGGGGTACAACTGATGAGCGATATTGATTCCTTCCTGGATGGCTCCGGCGCAGCAGGCGGGTCCGACATTGATTCGTTCCTTGGACCTGAAGAGCCGAAGCAATCTGGTATTGCCCGCCGTGTGCTGGGCGATGGCGGCATCTCCCTGCTTAAAGGCGCCATTGCCGTGCCGGAAACAGCTGTCGGACTGGCTGACCTTGTAACCGGCGGGCGTGCCGGCAAAGCAGCCGAGGGTATCGGCTTCCGCCCGAAAGAGGCCAAGCAGATCCTCGACGACTACCTGAGCCCCGAGCAGAAGGCCGCGAACCAGCAGGTTGCTCAGGCTGACGGTTTCGTCGACAAGCTCGGCGCCATCGCCGAAAACCCGAGCGTCATCCCGCATGCAGTCGTCGAGTCGGCAGCCCCGATGCTGGCCGGCGGCGTGGTCGGCCGCGGAATTGCTGCCGTGGCTCCGAAGGTGTCGCCGCTGGTGGCTGGCGCCGTGGGCGAGGGTGCTGTCATGGCCGGCGGCGCTGCTGAACAGATCCGCCAACAGACGGACGATGGTCTGCTGACCGGCAAGCAGGCTCTGGCCGCCGCAGGAACTGGTCTGGCCGGCTCAACTATCGGCGGCCTGGGCGCCAAGGTTGGTCAGCGCCTCGGTCTCGGCGATGTGGACACCGCGCTGGTGAACGGTACCCTTGGCGTATCGACCCGCTCCATGCCGGCCCGCATCGCTGGCGGTGCACTGGCCGAGGGTGCGCTCGAGGAGATGCCGCAGTCGGCCGCCGAGCAGGTGCTGCAGAACTACGCGCTGGACCGCGAGCTTGGCGAGGGTGTCGGCGGTGCCGCGGCCATGGGTCTGGTCACTGGTGGTGCGATGGGGGCCGGTTTTGGCGCTGTGTCGGGCCGCCGCCAGCCGGCCGAGGGAGGCCAGCCAGAGTCAGCCCAGCCGGTGACCGATCCGGACGAGCCCCCGCCGTTGGTTGTCAGCCGCGGTGCCGATGCCCCCGACTTCATCCAGCCAATCCCGACCGCCGAGAACCCTACACCGGTACCGGTCGAGCGCCCCGATCCGAGCAACGGTCCGTTGTCGGCGGCGGCCAGCATGCTGCCGCCGGCAAACCCGATCCCGGTGCTGGACATCGCGCGCATTGATCAGCAGCTTGGCCAGGGCGAGGTGCTGGCTGGCCACCAGCAGGAGCAGCAGGGCGCTCAGGCCCAGCAGGAGCAGTCTGCACCGTCCAGTCCGGAGGAGGCCCGCATCCGCGAGGCCATCGCCAACGTCGAGATGCGCGCCCGATTGGGCGGCATGAACCCGGTGCTCGCCCAGGAGCGTGCGCGGCTGAGCGGCCAGCTGCTGACCCTGCAACAGGCTGCCGAGGAAGCGCAGCGCGCCAAGCCCGCTATCGGCGACCAACGCAGCGATTTCTTCGCCAGCCGCAACGGCTTCACCAGTCGCTCCCGCGATCCGTGGGTGAATCCGGCGAACAACCGCAGCAGCGATCCCTATGACCGTTTCCCGGGTATCGACCAGGTACCGCCGCAGCCGCTGGAGGGTGAGCTGCTGACTGACGCCAAGGCAGTGCCGCAGCAGTACCGAGAGGGGAGCATGACGCCGGTGCGCGACCCGCTGACCGGCGAGCTGTTGGGCGGTGACCTTCAGGCGCAGAGTCCGCGCCCGGGCCTGGCCCGGCAGGGCGAAACCCTCGAAGGCGAGGTACTGTCTCCGCGTCTCCAGCGCGCCCTGGCCACCACCTTCAAGAAGCGCGGCGCCGCCGAGCTGGCCCGCAACAGCCTCCCGGCACCCGAGCGTTATGCCGTTGAGGAGCAGGGCGGCACCTTCGCCATCCGCCAGTTGCCGCCAAAAGCGCCCAGCATCGCCGGACGGGAGATCGACGGCGAGTGGTCCGAGTTCGCCCAGGAGTCCGGCACCCTGGCGATTCCGCGCGCCGAGATGCCGCAGATCAAGGCCGAGCACCGCGGGGCGATGGTGAATTTCCTCAACGCCCGGGGCATCCAGCACGAGGAGCAGACGGTACCGGCCGCCAGCCTCAAGCCTACCCAGGCCGAGTTCTCCCGGGAGAAGGTGGCACAGGCCAAGGGCTTCTCCGGCGGCGACCGCGCCATCCTGGTGTCCAACGACGGCCATGTGCTCGATGGCCACCACCAGTGGCTCGCCAGGCGCGATGCCGGTGGGGACGTGCGGGTGATCCGCCTCCAGGCGCCGATCCGTGACCTGCTGCCGGCGGTGGCCGAGTTTCCCAGCGCCACGCAGGATGCCGGCGCCCAGCCCATGGACATCGGCCGCCAGCCCAAGGCCCCTAAGCGCGGCCAGCGCCGCAGCCTGGACCGCGACCGGGATTCGGTGGTCCAGGCGGCCATCCGTCTCGGCGGCATCACGACCCAGTGGAAGCAGGACACGACCGGCGACACCGTGGGCAACAAGAACATTCCCGGCGTCGGCGCGCTGTGGAGCGACAAGACCGGCACCAGCCTCGACGACATGGCCTCGCTGCTGGACCAGCACGGCTATGTGCCGGCCGGCGAGATGGAAAAGGATGGCGGCGTCTCCTGGCTGCAGGAGGCCATCCGCGACGAGCTGTCCGGCCGTCCACGCTATGCCGCCGATTCCGCCCGGCAGATCGAGGCAGCTGAACAGGAGTTGCTGAACCGCTATGCTGAGGCCGTCGCCCGGGCCATCGACGAGCGCGAGGCCGAGTACGCCCGCATCGAGGCCGAGTACGGCCCGGATGCCGCCGCTGACGCGCGATCCTTTGACGAGGCGATTGCCGCCCGTAGCGAACACATTGAAGGAGCCATTGAAGATGCCCGAGAACAGCAAGAAATCGTCATCGATGGCGAACTTGCCACCGAAGCCGACGCAACCCGCCGTGATGACCAGCTACGGCAGGCTGATGGCCGAGAAGGTCGCGCTGCAGGAGAAAATACTGGAGAGGCTTTCCAACTCCAGCAGCAAACCGAAGCAGGACTAGCCGAGCAGGATCGGCAGCGGCAGGCCCGCGAGCAGGCCGAGAATGAGGCTCGTCGCGAGGCTGAGCAGAAGGCCCAGGCCGATGCCGAGCTCAACGACTTCACCCTGACCGGTAGCGACCGGCCGGCGGATGTTGGTGCGGCACGCGGGCAGAATAACCTGTTCGGCGCCCAACCTGCGCGTGAGCAAGCGGAGGCACCGGTTGCCCAGCAGGATCCTGCCGCCGATGCCCCGCCCCCAGCGCAGGAAGTGCCGGCGGGTGAGATCGGGCCCGAGAAGCCGAAGCGTCGGTCTATGTCCGCAGCTGAGAAGATCGACGACACCGGCGACAGCCTGTACTGGAACCGCAAGAACCCCTGGCGTGGCGGTGGATTGAAGTGGGAGCAGATCGCCGGGGAGAACGAGGCTCTGCGCGCCAAGCTGGTAACCAAGGCCCGCGTCTGGGCCAAGCCGGACTGGCAGGCCTACCTGGACGAGTTGCTGCCGAAGCTGCCCGAGCAGCAGCGCGATGCGGCCGTACTGGTCGCCCGTCTCACCAAGCAGGTCTACGACGCCCTGCCGGCTGCTCCCAAGGATCGAACCGACAAGGGGCTGCAGGCCTACATCGAGGTCGTCGAGCGCGTGCGCGGTGCGGCCGAGGCACTGTTGCAGGATGGCGAGCGCCACGTCGAACTGCTGAACGGCCTGACCCGGCGCAGCGGCGACATTCTGTCGTTCTCCCGCCAGGCCGGCACGATGCCGATCTTCGACGCGGTTTTCCCCGAGATCGCCGCCGGTGGCCGATTCCAGCGCGGCACGCTGGCCAACGACCGCGGGCAGGTGATCGGCAATAAAGTCATCAAGGCGATGCAGTGGAGCCAGGCCGATGCCAGCAAGGCGCTGAAGGACATCAAGGCCGGCTGGCCGGCATCGCAGGAGGCCTGGCAGAAGCAGGGGTACCGTGTGCTGGCGCGCGACACCCTGCGTGCCGCAGGCGTCGAGCAGCTGCGCGGCGTGTACGCGGCGATGATCTTCGACGGCCGTAACCATCTGACCACCTTGCGAGATGGTGAGGGTGCCCGCCGTGAGTTCGCTACCCAGGCAGAGGCCGATGCTGCTGCCCAGGCCGAGCTGCAGAGCTGGGCGCCGTTCCTGCTGCTGGACAAGCGCAACCGTCTGGTCAGCGGCTTCGACAGCGAGGAGCTGGCGATCGAGGCGGCCCGCGCGAGCGTTAAGCGGGAGGCGAAGCCTTCCGTTCGAGAGACGCCCCTGGCCGATGCCGAGATCCAGCGTGCCGGCAGTGAGCGCAGGGAGGCCGGGCAGGACGTGACCGCCGACCAGCTGCGCGAGACTTTCGGTTTTCGCGGGGTGAACTTCGGCAAGTACGTGCCGCAGGGCGAGCGGCAGAGCCACTTGAACCGAGCTTTCGACGCCATGCATGACCTGGCCGAGGTTCTGGGTGTGCCGCCGCGCGCCATGAGCCTGAACGGCATGCTCGGCCTGGCCTTCGGTGCCCAGGGCAATGGCGGCAAGTTTGCGGCTCACTTCGTCCCCGGGGTGAACGAGATCAATCTGACCCGCAATGCGGGTGCCGGCAGCCTGGCCCACGAGTGGGCTCACGCCCTGGATCACTACTTCGGTGTGCAGGGTGGCATGGCCAGCAAGGAGAAGCCCTACGCCAGCCACATCGGGCCTCGTGGTGCCGCCGGGGAGCTGCGGAGCGAGATCCGCACGGCCATCGCCAACATCGGAACCGCAATGCGCTCTATGGAGGAGGGCGAGGAGCAGGTCCGCCAGCGTGCCGCCACGCGCGTGGATGAGGCGCGCCGGCGGCAAGCAGCATACCTGGAGCGCAACCAGGTGGCCGAGAAGGTCGCCGGCAATGCCGAGGCCGAGGCGGCTCTGGCACGCATCCTGGCTGGCGAACAGAGTGAGTATGTCGAGCTGCCGAGCCGCAAGCGCAACAAGGACTACGTCCCGGGCGACGTAAAGACGGTTGCGGATGCCATCGGCTTCGACGCTGCTCAGACCGTCAACATGCACGACACCGTGTCCAGTCTCGGCTATTCACTCAAGGACCAGCGAGAAAACTTCCAGAAGCGCCTGGTTCACACCAACTTCTACAAGAGCAGCCAGGTGCTGGACGGCAAGGGCAAGGCCTACTGGAGCACACCACACGAGATGTTCGCCCGGTCCTTCGAGGCCTTCGTGCTGGACCGCCTGATGGAGCGCGGCGCCCAGAACGACTACCTGGTGTCTCCGGTCAAGCGCGATCAGGGGGTGACCGATCCGGACTATCCATACCCTGCCGGGCTGGAGCGGGCGGCTATCAATCGCGCCTTCCAGACGCTGGTCGATGCCGTCGAAATCCGCGAAGGGGTAGACGGCAACGTGGTGCTGTTCAGCCTGGACGAGGCCGGCAGCAGTTACCGGATGGGCGTGCCCGCCAAGGGCATCCCCCTGTTGTCCGCCCGCATGATCGCCGCGAAGTTTGAGAAGCAGGGGGTGAAGGTCAAGGCAGTTGCCACGCCGGCCGATCTGCCGCCGCACATCTTCGTCGGTATCCAACGCGCTGGCGTGGAGAGGCGCGTGCGCGGCCTGTATCACCAGGCGACCAGCACCAGCTACATCATCGCCAGCAACCTGCGCAGCACCAACCAGGCAGTCAGCATCGTGCTGCACGAGGCCATCGGCCACGGCGGGATCAAGCAGCTGCTGGGCGACAGGCTAGCCCCGGTGATGCGCGACATTTTCAACGACATCCCCGAGGCCGAACGGTTGCGCCTGATGCGCAACTACCAGGCGCAAGTGAAGGCTGCCCGGATGAGCTCGGCACGGGCCGAGCAACTGATCGCCGAGGAGTACGTCGCACACCTGGCCGAGACGGATCCCCAGAACAGCCTGCTGGATCGCTTGGTGGCGATTTTGCGCAAATGGATCCGCGAGAATTTCGGCGACAACATCGCCGTGAAGTGGACTCGCAACGATCTGGTACAGCTGTTGGCCGAGGCACGCCGGCAGGTTGTCGTGGGCAACCGTGAGCAGAGTCTGAATGGTGGGGTGCAGACGGCAGCTGCCTACTCGCTGGAGGGTGACGGCTTCCGCGCCGAAGTCGAGCGCACCACGCGGGCGCCTGGACAGAGCGACCGCCTGCTGGCCGAGGCAGTGGCAAACGCTATCGCCGCTGCCCCCGAGCTGGCTGGTATCCAGGTGGTGCAGTCCTTCGAGGATCTTCCCCTGGCGGTCAGGGCTCGTGCCGAGCGTGACGGGGTGGCGCCGGGTAACCTGCGTGGCGTGTTCCGCCCGGATGGCCAGTACCTGGTCGCCGACAATCTTGAGAGCCTCGACGAAGCGGTGCACACCGCCGTGCACGAGATGGTCGGCCACCTGGGCGTGCGTGGTGTGTTGGGTCGCGAGCTGGATGCCACCCTCGAGCGCATCTACTCGAGCGAGGCGTCGACCGACAAGGGCCGCCAGCGCATCGCCCAGATCCGCGAGGCCTACGCGGCGCCGCTGAGTCGCAGAAGCGCAGCCAGGCAGCGCCTGATGGTGGCCGAGGAGATCATCGCCCACCTGGCAGAGTCGGGCGATCGACCGGGCGTGCTGCAGCGCTTCGTGTCGAAGGTCCGCGCCGTGCTGCGCAAGCTGTACCCGCAGGTCCGCTGGAGCTACAACGACATCCTTGGGCTGATCGAGCAGTCGCGGAAGTGGCTGCAGCGCGAGCGGGCCGCGTCTGAGAATCAGGCCGGCGCCGACAACCTCTACAGCCTGGCCGCCGAGCCCGACACCCGCGATGCGCTGCGCAAGTTGGGACTGGCCGGCGAGGGGGCGGTGAGCATGCTCGATCGCATCCGCAACCTGACCCAGGCTGACCTCCAGGGCGTGCTCGGCGCCTGGGCCACCCGCTCCCGGGAAGGGCTGTTCGATGGCCTCGACGGCATCCGTCGCGCCGAAGAGGCGGTGGGTGTCACCGATGTCGACCAGCAGGGCTATGTCTCCGCGCGTATGGCCAGCGGAATCGCCGACGTGATGCATGGAGTGCTGCACTACGCGGCGCCGGAGTGGCGTGAAGGCGTGGTCGCCGGCAAGGAGGGCAGCCGCGGCGTGCTGGAGATCCTGGGCGACCTTGGCCCGGACAACCTGACGCCGTGGCTCGCCTGGCTGGGCGGCAAGCGCGGCCAGCTGCTGAAGGCCGAGGGGCGCGAGAACAACCTGGCAGACGCGGACATTGCCGAGCTGATTGGCATGGCGGCCGGCAAGGAAGCACTGTTCGAGCGCGTCTACCGCGAGTATGCCCAGCTGAACGAGGCGGTACTGGATCTCGCCGAGCAGGCCGGCCTGATCGATGCCGAGGCCAGGGCGAAGTGGGCAACTGACTACTACGTGCCCTTCTACCGCCAGCAGGAGGGCGACGAGGGGCTGTTCAGCGCACCACGCACCAAGCGCGGATTGTCCCACCAGACCGCTGCCATCAGGGCTCTGAAGGGCGGCAAGCTGCCGACTAACGATCTGCTGGGCAATATGCTGGCCGGCTGGACCAAGCGCATCGATGCGGCCATGAAGAACAAGGCACTGCTGGAGGTAGTCGACAACCTCAAGGGTAGCGATTACCTGGCCGACGAGAGTCCTCGCTACCAGCAGGTGCTGATCTCCCGCAGTCAGATCGCCGCGCAGATCCGCCAGGACCGCAAGGCTCTGCGCCTGGCCGCGCAGATGCTGGGGCTGGAGGAGGGGGCCAATTCGCTGAAGGTGCTCAACGAGCTGATGAAGCCGCAGAACGAGGGATTCGAGAAGCTGTGGACGCGGGTGGCGCCGACCGATCCGGACATCATCCGCGTGCAGCGCGCCGGCAAGAACGAGTATTACCGGGTCAACGACGAGTCGCTGCTGCGCGGCCTGAAGTTCATGGCGGGCTCGACCTTCAACGACCCGATCACCAAGATCGGCCGGGCCTTCAAGCGCATCTTGACCACGGGTGTGACCGCCTCGCCGGATTTCATCCTGCGCAACTTCATCCGCGACGCGGCGCATGCCTGGATGATCAACAAGGATGGGTTCGTCCTCGGCAAAGACTCGATCAAGGGCATGCGCGACGCCCTGCGCGAGGACCAGGACTACCGCGACCTGATGTTCGCCGGCGGCAGCTTCCAGGGCGGCTATGTCCACGGCACCGACCCGGAGGCCTCGGCGCAGATCATCCGCCGGGCCCTGGAGAAGAAGGGCTTCACGCGCGAGCAGCAGGAGGCCTACCTGGGCAGCCTGGTGAACACGCCGGCCAAGGCCGCAGCCATGCTGAAGCAGGGCTGGCAGAAGTATCGAGAGGTGGGCGACAAGGTGGAGAACGCCAACCGGTTGAGCACCTACAAGGCGGCGCTCGCGGCTGGCAAGTCGAAGCGCCAGGCCGCGTTCGAAGCTAAGGACCTGATGGACTACAGCCTGCGCGGCAACTTCGCCGCGGCGCAGTGGTTCACCGACGTCGTGCCGTTCCTCAATGCTCGCCTGCAGGGCCTGTACAAACTGGGCCGGGCGGTGAAGGGCGACAAGAGTCTGCTCGCCCGCGAGGTGGCGATGAAGGGCGCCTACATCGCGCTGTTCTCCCTGCTGCTGGCCGGTCTCAACGATGACGACGAGCGCTACCAGGCCCTGCAGGACTGGGACAAGGACATGCACTGGCACATCTTCCTCGGCCAGGAGCATTTCCGCATTCCCAAGCCGTTCGAGCTGGGGCTGGTCTTCGGCACGGTACCCGAGCGCCTGCTGCATGCGCTGACCGGCAGCCAGGACGGCGAGGATCTGGCCAAGGCCGTTTCCCATGGCGTGTTCCAGACCCTGGCCTTCAACCCGGTGCCGCAGTTCTACCAGCCGATCCGCGAGCTGCAGGCGAATCGCAACTTCTTCCGCGACATGCCGATCGAGGACATGGCCGACGAGGGCAAACTGCCCGAGGCGCGCTACGACGAGCGCACCAGCACACTGAGTCGGGCCCTCGGGCAGGTGACCGGGCCGGTCGCTGGCTTGTCGCCGAAGCAGCTCGACCACCTGGTGATGGGCTATACCGGCACGCTTGGTGGTTACGTGCTGTCCATGTCGAACCTGATCGCCGCAGGTTTCAGCGATGCAGCGCGGCCTGCCCTGATCGCCGGCGATATTCCGGTGCTGAAGGTGCTGTACCAGGGCGATGCGGTGCGTTCGACCCAGTACCAGACGGAGTTCTACGACATGCTGCAGCAGGCAGAGCAGCTCCACCGCACCATCCGCAGCTACCGAGAGGAGGGGAAGCTGGAGCAGGCCGCCATGCTGCTCGAGGCGAACCGGGAAAAGCTGCGCCACCGGCCGGCGCTGGGCCTGGCGCGCAAGCAACTGGGCAACATCCGGCAGAAGATGGATCGGGTGTATCGCGACACTGGGATGGATGCGGCCGCCAAGCGCGTCCGCTTGGATGACCTGCAGCGGCAGGCGAACGGGGTCGCCGAGCGCGTCACGCGATTGGCAGGGGAGGATTTCTAGAGAAGGACGTCGGCGAGAGCGACCAGGGTAGTGATGGCCATGCCAAGGAGGGCGAGGCCGAAGAAGAGGCTGGATGCCTCGTGCCGCTGGCTCGGGGTGGTGCTCAGGAAGAGCCAGATGCCGGCGCCGAGCATCGCCATGCCGGCGAGCGGTTGGGGAACGACGGCAACCATGCCGAGCACCATGAGAATGGCGCTGCTCCAGACCTTGAACATGGGGATTCTCCTAACTTGCGATGCGATGGCTGGAGGAGGGTAGCCATGCAACAAGCTGAGATGCCAGGCCCTAGTTTTTCTGATTGGCAAGGTGCAGGAGAGGGAGCTGTCGTACTGCTCACCGTGGCTTGAAAGGAAAACCCCGCCGGAGCGGGGTTTGGGTCAGACGCGGTTGGTGGCCGATTCGTAGACCTCGTCATCACGACGAGCGCCCACGCACAGGACCAACACGATCTCGGTGCCGTTGATGCGGTAGACGATGCGTACATCGCCCGTCCGAATCCGGCGGTGACCAGCCAAGGCGCCCCGGAGGGGCTTGCCGATCTTGTCTGGTTCTCCTTCAGCGATACGTTCTCGTATCACCTTCAGGACTCGCCTCGCTTCAGCACTTCCGAGCTGTTTGAGGTCTTGCTCAACTTCTGGGTGAAACCGAACGCTCCACTTCATCGGCTAGAGACCTAACTGAAGCGAGCCTCCATGTCCTCGAGGCTCACGGTATTTTTCTCGTCCAGGCTGGACAGGCGCTCAATGGCCAGTCTCTCGGCACGAAGGTCTTCGAGCTCATCTTGTAGCGCCTGGTAGGCGTCTACGCCTATCAGAACAGCTGCCGGCTCGTTGTCCTTGAAGATCACCAGGTGAGTAACGTCTCCGCTGGTGATCTCCTTCAGTTTCGCTCCGAAGCTACGGACCATGGCGGTAGCGGACACTGCCTGCTCAGCTCGGTCTAGGAGTGCACTCATGCGCGCTATGCCTCAGGTATTCAGGACTCAGGATTCAGGACTCAGGATTCAGGATTCAGGATTCAGGATTCAGGATTCAGGACTCAGGATTCAGTCGTCAGCGCTGCCTGGTCAGTATACGCAACATTATGCGTAAGAAAATGCGTAAACCGATCTGCGGCAGGCTTGCCGCCGGCGCGCTGCGGGTACTGCTGGTTCCCCGCCATCTCCGTCTAGGCAGAGCCATCGCTCGGAGAGATGAGACCGGGCCCCTCATTCTTCACGTTCCCCACATCAACGCCCACCGCAAACCACTCGAACTCCTCCACCGGCATGCCGAGATGCAGGATTTCCTCTGCCTCTTCAGGAGATAGATGCGGGTCGAGCCAGGTGCGGGCTTCCTCCGGTGCCAGCACCAGCGGCCGACGGTCGTGGATCTCGGCCATGCCGCCGTAGCTATCCATCGTTATGGTCGCGAAGCCGTCGCCCTCCTGGATCTCCCGGCCGTCCCTGGGCAGGTGACCGATGGCCGGGAAGAACAGCGGAGCGCCACTGCGCAGGCGGAAGTAGTACGGCTGCTTGTGCTTGGTCCCCGGGGCCGGCTTCCACTCGTACCAGCCATCCGCCGGCACCAGTGCCCGGGCTGCCTTCCATGCTTCCCTCCAGAACGGCCCCGAGGCCACCTTCTCGACCCTGGCGTTGATCGCTGGCGGGCGAGGGCCCTTCGCCCAGGACGGCGCGTAGCCCCACGGGACCGACTCTAGCCGCAACCCTTCCTCCTCCTGATGCATCAGCAGCACCCGCGTGCGCGGCGCCACGTTGTAGCGGCCGATCGGATCCGGGTTGAAGCCGCCCAACACCGGCACTTCGATGCGCAGCGCTTCCAGATATTCGACCGCCGTCAGGGACTGCACGAATCGTCCGCACATAGCTGCACCCTCCACGTTCTGCGTCCAGCGTAGCTGCCCAGGGAGAGCTGCACGCCTTCCAGTCGTCGCCCCCTCTTGCCATCCGCGCGCCAGAATCAATACTGTATACAAATACAGTATTGTCAGGTGTCGCCATGTCCACTCCAGCCATCATCCGTCTCGCCCTCGGCGGCCAGCCGCTGCCGCTGTTTGCCTTCCGCGTCCCGGCGGGCTTCCCCAGCCCGGCGCAGGACCATCTGGAACGGGAGATCTCCCTCGACGAGATCCTCGACATCCGTGCCCCGCACACCTATCTGGTGCGCGCCGCCGGAGACAGCATGGAAGGCGCCGGCATCTTCGACGGCGACCTCATGGTGGTCGATCGCTCCCGCGAGGCGGAGGCGAACGACATCGTGATCGCCGCGCTCAACAGCGAGCCGCTGGTCAAGCGCCTCACCTACGACGGCAAGCAAGTGGTGCTGCGTGCCGAGAACCCGCGCTATGCGCCGCGCTACATCCTGGAGGGCGATGAGCTGACCATCTGGGGCGTGGTGCGCTTCAGCGTACGCTGCCATGAACCGCGTTGAACCGGCCTTCGCGCTGATCGACTGCAACTCGTTCTACGCGAGCTGCGAGCGGGTATTCCGCCCCGACCTGGCGCGCACGCCCATCGTCGTGCTCAGCAACAACGACGGCTGCGTGATCGCGCGCAGCTACGATGCCAAGCCCTTCGTGAAGATGGGCGAGCCGTACTTCCAGATCCGCAACACCCTGCGCCGCCACGGCATCATGGCGTTCTCCTCCAACTACGCGCTGTACGGCGACATGAGCCAGCGGGTGATGACGCTGCTCGAGGGCATGGCGCCGGCGCTGGAGGTCTACAGCATCGACGAGGCGTTCGCCGACCTGGCGGGCATGCCTGGCAGCCTGGAGGCGCTGGGCCGGCAAATGCGCGCCACCGTGCTGCGCTGCACCGGCATCCCGGTGGGCGTGGGCATCGCCAGCACCAAGACGCTCGCCAAGCTGGCCAACCACGCCGCCAAGCGCTGGATGAAGCAGACCGGTGGAGTGGTGGACATCCGCGACCCAGAGCGGCGCGACAAGCTGCTTCGCGCGCTAGAGGTGGGCGATGTATGGGGCATCGGCCGCAAGCTCACCGAACACCTGGCCGAGATGGGCATCCGCACCGCCTGGGATCTGGCCATGGCCGACCCCTGGACGATCCGCAAACGCTTCTCCGTGGTGGTCGAGAAGACCGCACGCGAGCTGCGCGGCACGGCCTGCCTAAGTCTGGACGACGAGCCGGCGCCGAAGCAGGAGATCTGCTGCAGCAGGATGTTCGGCAAGCGCCTGCGCGAGCTGGAGCCGATCCGCGAAGCGGTGGCCACCTACGCCGCCCGGGCCTGCGAGAAGCTGCGCGCCCAGGGCTCGCTGTGCAAGAAGGTGCGGATCAGCATCCGCACCGGCATGTTCAACCCGGCCGAACCGAAGTTCGCCAAGGGCGTGATCTGCGAACTGCCGTACCCGACCGACGACACCCGCCTGATCATCCGCGCCGCCAGCGATGGGCTGGAGCTGGTCTATCGGGAGGGCTTCGCCTTCAGCAAGGCCGAGGTGCTACTGCTCGATCTGCGGCAGCCAGGCGAATACACCCCAGACCTGTTCGCCGTCCAGAAGCCGGCCGCGGTCGAGCGAGTGATGGGGGTGATGGATGCGATCAATGCCCGTTGGGGCCGCGGCACCCTGCGCCCGGCCAGCGTCCCCACCGCGCCCGACTGGGGTATGCGGCGGGAGCTGATGAGCCAGAGCTACACCACGCGGGTCGATCAGCTCTGGCGGGTGGGTGGATGAGCCGGGCTGGCCAAGTGCGTGCCCTCATTGAGCGCCGCTCAGGGCCTCCAACTCGCTCACGCTGATGCCGAAGGTCTCGTAATTGCCCGCGAGCGCGCTGGCTTGCTCTGGGTGTCGGAGCGGGCCTTGAGGTTCGCCAGCGCGGCCATGGAAAACTCGAACATCTCCTCAGTCGATACGTCCAGCGCGCCGGGCGTCACCATCGCCTTGATCAGCTCCCGGTGTGTCATCACGCAGGCGTCGACAGGAACAGGGGTGTAGCGCTCCTGCCCCTGCGGGTCGAGGCTGACCATCCAGCGCTCGATGGGGCTCAGCGGGCGCCCGATGACGCCGCCGAATCCGGTGGGCTTGCCCAGAAACTCGCCCTCCAACTCGACCCGGGCGACCAGGCCAACGGCCTCGGTGAACTGCTCGGGCGAGATCTTCTTGAAGGAGCAGCCGAACTTCGACCTGAGCGCCGACCAGCAGCGCGTCGCCGCCTTGCCGCGCTCTGCCTCCGGCAGCGTCTCGATGCGCGCGGCCACCAGTGCCTTGATCGCGCCCTGCTGATCGCCGGTCAGCCCGTTGGGCAGGGCCTTCTGCGCAGCGGCCTTGCGCCGGCGCGGATTCACCGCCTCGCCCTGTTGCCAGTAGGCCGCCAGTGCCGCGAAGCATTCGCGCTGGTACTGCACCAGGCGCTCGCGGATCTCGGGTTTGACGCGGGAGGCATCCACGCCGAACAGCCAGCCGTTGAGGTAGTCGAGTGGGAGGCAGACCAGCTCGCGGTGCTGATCGTCGCCGGGCATCTGCATGGTCATCACGACCATGCAGGTCGAGAGTACGGGGTGACGCTGGATACGGTTGTACTGCGACTTCCAGTCGAGGCCAATGGCCTCAGAGATGGGTTTCATCGCCACGAGGTGTTCGCCGGTGGGCGAGGTGATGACGGTGAGATAGTGACCTTGAAAACTGACGGTGCCGAGCTGGCTGGTGATGGTTGACATGGTGATTTCCCTTTGCAGTCCGTTGACCGCTTCCCAAACGCCAATTTGGGAGAGCGGAACCGTGCGGGTTGGCGTACCGGGCAAAGGAACCGGCGGGCCGTAAGGCCCCCACGCACGGCCCGCCCATAACGGGTGCAGCCATGCCGCGGGCACAAAAAAACCGCTTGTGAGCGGTTTCGTGACCGCCTTTGCTTTCCGGGACGCCAATCCCAGGCTGCCGATTTAGCGGCAGCGGATAAGACGTTATGCCTTGGGGGCGTAGGTGTCAAGTAAATGTCGGTGTGGCATCATTGAATCTTGAGGTCAGCGGTCGTAACGCGTCTTGATCAATAGCTGGAGCAAACATGGATAAAGTATTGCTAACTGCTTTTCTTACAGCGCTTGCTGGGTTTATAACGGCAGCCTTAAGTATTGTGAAGCTTGTAAACGAGAAAGAGAGTAAAACCACTGATTATCGCCAATCATGGACGGAATCCGCCAGGGAGTCACTTGCGGAGCTTATTGGGGCTCTAAACTCATTTGCCAGCTCAACAAACCAAAGTGCATCAAGTGGTCGCCAGTTTTTAAAGCTGATGAAGGGTGCGCCTCCAGAGGATGATCATGCAAAAGGCATTCGCCAAGAAGCCATAGAACTCAATAAGAAGTTACTTCATGAAAGTGTGGCCACCCAAAAGGATGATCTGAAAAAAATTTATCACGCTTACGCAAAGGTGCGACTTCACTTCAAGTCTGATGATTTGAGTTTTAGCAGAATTGAACAGAAATTTGATTATTGCATGGGTAAGGTGGAAGAGATGCGCGCCGCCAAGAAAGGTGGCAAGAGGCTAAAAATAAAGGAGCAAATTCACTCGGCAACCGGTGAGATGTCCACTTACGCTAGGCAGATACTTAAAGCCGAATGGGAAACAGTTAAAGTGGGTGAGCCAGCTTACAAGCAAACGAAAAGGTTTTCCATTTGGGCTTGCATTGTTATGTTATTTATTCTTTTTACTATTGGTATTCATGCCGCCATAGAGTATAAGGGGCGCAGCTCATCCAGTGCTGGATTAATTATCAGCAACGAGCAACCAAAAGGTCGCGCAGGGTAACGAGTTGATCAGCCTTATTTGCCGATGTTCATGGCGGGCAATCGCTGCGCGGGTTGCCCGCCTGCTGATCCGATTACCGGCACAAGCTCTCGCACGGCACCCCGTCCCTGTTGCCATCGAGCTTGGTGCTGCCGCACTGCTCCAGGTGAAAGCCCGCCTCGACGCAGAGGCCACCTGACTACACACCATGCGCGCCGAGCAGCTGTAGCGGGTGCCGCCGGTACATTCCCCCGACAGTGCTGCCACCAGTAAAGCCATCCCGCGCCCCGCTCAGGCTGCTACTGGAGCCAAGCCGCACACTGGGAGTCTTGTCGGCGAACCGTTTGGCTGATCAGCGACTTGCCAAGGCCTGATGGTCATGGTGTATAACGCTGGAAAGTGGTCACCATGGTCGCGATCATGGATAGCCAATCTGAGCTACCAGTCCCGCTCGGGATATATAACTTGGCAGCATGGGAGCTAATTATGACTCTTGGACCAATACCTGATTACCTTAGAGAAGGAATACGGAAAAATTTTCTTGCGGGCTTGAAGGGCAATCGCTCACTGGATACCTATGAGCTAGACCTGTTTCAGTGGTTCATGAAAGAGACTGAAGAAACTTGGGCGCGGATGAACTCTGAAGAGCAGAAGTGCATTCAGGGGCAAATTGACTCTGGGGTGGAGGTAAATGACAGCGGTGCGCTTGTGGTCGAGTACTATCGCAAGAGAATGCGTGCCTCTCACGTCATGCATTTGGCATCTATTCTCGAAGGGGCAATGAAGCGAGAGTGCGATCGGGTTACCTTGGTGTTAGCCGAGCAGGTATTGTTTAAGCCGTCGGAGCTGAAAGGTGATGCTTGGAGTGCTCGAAGGGCTTTTCTAGAAAGGCATGGTAAATTCTGTGTGCCTGATAACCTCTGGGGGCCAATCAGGAATCTCCTTGCTGTGCGTAACGCGCTAGCTCACCATGGAGACGATATCTCTACGCTCATGGAGAATGAGGTACAGAAACTACGCAAGATTCCAGGGGTATCTGTAGATAATTTTGAGCTTAGCATAGAGGTTGGCTTCGTTGATGGGGCTTGCAAAGCAGTTCGAGACGTTGCGGAGTTTTTGCATGCGCAGATAAATGAATTAATAGATCGCGGAATTAGCCAAAAGGGTATTGCGTAGCGGCTATGCTGGGTAACGCTTCTCTTGGCTTCGCGTAGGGTAGACAACGGCGCAGCCTTGTCTACCTTGCTCAACGCAGCCCACTTCGCCGCATTCAAGGACGACCATTGACCACATCCCCCTCCAAACTCCTCTTCCTCCCCGGCGCCTCCGGCAACACGGAGTCCTGGCGCCCGGCCGCCGAGCGCCTTGCCCACCCGGCGCAGCAGGTCCATATCGGCTGGCCCGGCTTCGGCAGCACACCGCCCGACTCGGGCGTGACCGGTATGGCCGATCTGGTGGCCAGCGTACTGCCGGAGATCGACCAGCCCATCGTCCAGATGGGTAACGCTGAAGCGCGACGGAGCGCCAACCCAACCAGAGGAACGGGAATGCTAAAACACCTTCTGGCTGTGCTCGGCATGACGCTGGCGCTGACCGGCTGTCAGACCCAGCAAGAGAAGCTGCACCAGTACCAACTTCGAGGCTACAACGCACACTGCATGACCAGTCTTCCGCGAGGCCAGTGCGTCAAAGGCTCCTCGGCGCATGTACGCGCCTGCGAAGTCGAGCAGGCAATCATCAAGTCGTGCGCCGGCTTCGTGACATCCGAGGTCAGCTACATGGTCGCCCGCGGTGATCAACCGCAAACCGCGATGCCATCGGCGCCGGCCCCACGCTTTACTCCGACCAAGCCGGAGCCGATCATCATTGATGTCGACGTGAAGAATGATCCGGCTGAGCGCTACATGGCCGGCGACGAGATCGAGTGGCGCATCGCCGTGAATCCGGGCTATCCGGCCGCCTACCTACAGGCCGCCGAAAAGGCCGAACAGCTGACGATATACATGCTGGAATCCTACGAGAAAACCGTTCGATTCCACCTTAGGCAGCCCAGCTCTACCCCCAAGTCCTCCGTACTCAAGCGGATCGCTCGACTCGAAGCTCTGAGGGCGCCACTGAGCGAGGCTGCTGCCGCGGGTGAAGCGATGCAGGCGTTCTACGGCAACCCGGCGAACCGGTCGCGCACGGTGTTCGACGAACTTACCGACGAGCTGGTGCAGCGCCTCAACGCGCATGACCCCATCCTGCAAAAGGCGGCTGAGCTGGCGCGACAGCAGCAGTCGCCCGGCCGCGAGTTTCAGGCGTGGGCAGAGCAGGTACGCATCGGGGTGGTCAAGTTTCAGTTCGCCCTCTCCCTTGCGAGCAAGCCGCTCGATCAGATATTCGAGGACAGCATTGCCAAGCACCAGCAGGCACTGCAAGAGCAGCGAGAGTGGGAAGCCTGGGCTCGGCGCAGCGCAGAACAGCAGCGCGAGAAGCGTCGAGCACAAGGTGGAGACTGTTCGTGCGCCGGGGGCAACGTCTGCTTCGGCCCGCGCGGCGGGCGGTTCTGTATCACCTCCGGGGGCAACAAGCGTTACGGGATTTGATCCGAGAACATGAGCCGCATGCCCTGCCCCGAGGCCATCCAGAGGGGGGCCAAAATATCCAACCCGCCTGACATGCCATCAACTCGTATGGCATGAGCGCAATCGAGGTGGCCACCCAGGCGGGCAACCTCGACGAGTTCAATGCCGCCCTGGTCACGCCCGGCTTCGATCCGCGCAATGCGTGCGTGGGCGTGCATGTCCGCCCTGGGCGCGCAGGACTGGCGCCCGGACTTCGCCGCGGCCAACCCGAACCTGCCGCGCTGGTTCCTCGACGACCGCACCGACCTCACCGCCCGGCTGGCCGAGCTGCACGTGCCCGTGCTGCTGCTCTGGGGCGACGCCGACCCGATCAGCCCCGTTCGCGTCGGCCAGCGACTCGCCGAGCTGCTGCCCCGTGCCGAGCTGCACGTCATCCCTGGTGGTGGTCACGACCTGGGCTTCACCCATGCCGACGAGGTGGCGAGGTTGATCGACAGGCACCTAGGGGCGGAGTAGGGGGCGGGTCATCTCTGATTGAGGTGCGGTCAGGGCGCGCTAGTCTGTTGGGCCCTCGGCACTGAGTTCTAGGTCAGCAGCGCGCCAAATGCTGTCAGCCCACTCCTGCATCATGCCTCGCCGCTGCTCCAAGTAGGAGGCATGGTTGTAGGTGTCGCGGATGACGCTGTCATCTGCGTGAGCCAGCTGACGCTCGATCCAGTCGCTGTTGTACCCGCGGTGGTTCATCTCGGTGCTGAATAGATGGCGGAAACCGTGCGGCGACTGCTGCCCTTGCAGGCCGCACATCTGCATCACGTTGGTCGCGTAGTTCACGCCGATGGGCCTGGTGTAGTCGCTACGATTTGGGAAGACGTAGCGGAACCGCCCCGAGATAGGCCGCATTTCGTTGAGGACAGCGACAGCCTGCGACGGCAGAGGGACAACGTGGTCGCGGCGCATCTTCATCTTCGCCGCCGGGATCATCCAGGTTGCCGAGTCTAAGTCGATCTCGCTCCACTCTGCTTGTCTGATCTCACCAGGGCGGCAGGCGGTGTAGATCATCAGCATGACGGCTGAGCGATTGACCTGCCCGGTATCGCAGTTCTGGATCGCTTGCAGGATGCGCGGCATTTCCGTGAATCCGGCGAACGGACGGTTCTTGTAGGCGTCGACCTTCTTCGTGACAGCGTGCATTTCCGCGCTGGGATTGACTTCGAGGACACCGATTGCGATCGCGTATCGGAACACCTGCCCCATCCACTGCCGGGTCTTCATCGCCGACGTGATTGCACCTCTGGCCTCGATGCGCCGAATAATAGTGATCACGTCCGCCCGCGTGATGGAGGTGACCTGCCGGCTGCCCAGGGACGGCAGCACGTCGTTGTCCATGGCGATGCGGATGCCCTTGAGCGTCCCTTCCGACAGCGAGCTGCGCCGGAATGCCAGCCACTCCTCGTAGACCCTGCGGAATGTCCATCCTTCGGCTTCCAGGGCGGCCACCTTCTGCTCTCGCTTCGCGTGCCGCGGGTCGACACCTCGAGCAATTGTTTCGCGCGATTCGTCCCTGCGCGCCCTGGCTTCCTTGAGGCCGATTTCCGGATATGTGCCTAGCGAGATCCTGGCCTGCTTGCCCAGCCAGGTGAAGCGGAAATGCCAACTCTTGACGCCGCTGGGGGCGATGTAGAGGGATAAGCCGAGGGAGTCGGGCAGGGTGTAGGCCTTCTCCTTCGGCTTGGCTTGTCGGGCAGCGGTGTCGGTGAGCGGCAC